CTAGCCATTTGATTTATGCCCCAATTCTGCCCCCAAAATAATTTTTTTCGTATGGTTCTCAAAACGCTCAATAGAATCCGTTTCGATCTTTTTGCTGACATGTGTGTAAATATCTGAAGTAATCTGCATCGATCCATGCCCCAAAGCTTCCTGGATATATTTCATCTCCACATTTGATTCCAATAATAGCACTGCATGTGTATGACGTAATGTATGGATGCTGAGAGAGGGCAAGCCAGCCTTTTCTAGTATTCTGCGAAAAGCATTAAATAAAGTGGATTTCGGCAGCGGCGATCCATTCTCTCTGCAAAAGACCAAATCCAAATCACTTTTATAGGCTTTCTTTAAGCGAAAGATATTATCGTTCTGTCTGACCTTGTGTGAGCGCAAATCCATCGCTAAACGATTGGTGATAGGTATTTCCCTTACAGAGTGATAAGTCTTTGTATCGCTGAATAACTCATCGTCTGAAGCTGCTTCATAATCTAAGGATTGTTCTATACGTATACGGTTAGAAGAGAGATCTACATTACTCCATTGCAGGGCAAGGGCTTCGCCTTTGCGGACTCCTGTTTCAATTAAAAAACGGAAGAATATATAGTAAGTATAATTGTCAGCAAGAGCAGCATCTAGGAATGGTTCAATTTTGTCGTAAGGAATAAATTTGATTGCTGCCTTATTTTCTTTTTCCCTTTTTTCTTTGGCAGAGTAAATGGAAACATCGGTGCAGGGATTATCATGTATCTTCCTCAATATTTTTGCCTTTTGTATGGCCCCATACATCGTGCCATGAACGATTTCCACCGTTCTTTTGCTGTAGTTGTTTTCAATTAAATGATTAATGAACTTCTGATACAATTTATAGCTTAGATCATCAAGCTGGATGTTCTGGAAGTAGGGGACAATATGATTTTTGATGTTTCGCTCATGTATTCGATACGTATTTTTAGCAATTTTGCCTTCTTTATATTCCCTCAACCAAAACTCTAGAAATTCAGCAAGCGTTTCATTAGAAGCTGAGTCGAAGCCCAGCTGTATACTACGTTTTATTTCTTCATAAGCTTTTTCTGCAAGAGGTTTCGACTGAAAACCTTGTCGTTTTACTTCCCGTTGCTTCCCGGTTATTTTGTCTTTGTATTTGTACCGGAATGACCAATTGCCAGGGGATATTCTTTTGAAACTAGCCATTATATTCCCTCCTTTATTTTTTGCTTATATCCTATAGGGAATTAGGGAACAAAAATAGTTATTACAAGGTACAATGTAATTATAGAACTAAAGCTCTTCTTGTGAATATACAACAAATTAGCACGTATGTTCTTTTTTTGTCAATAAAAAAAGCACATCATAGAGTATTAATCTTTCATTTGAGCTCTTTGAAGTGCTAATTGAATAACTAATCCTGTCAAACTTACAGTGTAAAAGGTGGAATATAAAAAAATAAATATCTCTAAAAAAGTAAAATAATTAGTGAAAGGAGCTAATATAATAGCGTTCTCACAAACGATTAATAAAAGGCATAATAAAATGCTAATTCCCCATAGACTTACTGCTTTCCAAAACGGAAAGAGAAACTTGTGTAATAGTTTTTTTTCTAGCATGATAGGAAGTAAAGACTGATGAAATAAAGTAATTGTTAAAGTTAGGGATGCTATTACTATTCCAAATATGGAGGCTGAAGCACCAATTAGTGGTTCATTAATAGCGAACCCAATATCATTAACTTGTTTACTAAAATCGCCGGTTTTCCATAGAAAGTAACCGATTGAACCTGTTATTAAGAAAGCCCAGAAAAGGGACCAATTTATGTAAAACTTAATCCCTTTTGTTTTAAATAACCCTAAATAAGTAGTGTCATTATACTGCAACTTGTTTTTTCTTTTATTTACCAAATTAATCACCACTATTAACTTTATTTTTAGATAACTTAATAAATGAACATAATTTACTAACGAGACTTAAATTGTCGATCTCATGTAAAATAATATGTCTTACTGATTTTCTGGAGGAAAATTTCTTTTTAGACTTTTCAATTCTATCTTTTCTTTTTCCTTTTACAACTACTTCGTTATATCCTTTTACGTCAATAGTACCATAACCAGATTCAACTAAGCTAATACCATTCTCAATGGAATTAATAAACTCTGGCTTTTCATCGCTTGTTTTGTCAGAAAGTACCTTAAAACCATCTTTATTCTCCATTTGAATAATTAATTCCTTTAATCCTGCATCATTTATAATATCTTGATAGGAATTAAATTCTTCTTTACCTGGGTTAGGATGTATTAAATAAAATCCTACATGAGTTATATTATCAATTGTAAGTAATTGGCTTCTAATATGTTGTGGAACTGGTATAGGATTGATAACAACATCACCAACCATAGTATCGCTGCTTAATAATTTTGTGAATAATTCTCTGAACTCTTGAGCACTAATAGAACCAGTACTTTCATGTGCTAGGATTTCAGATTGAGGATCATAAACAAAGAAAGCAGTGTGTGCTAACTCATAATCAGTTGTTCTTTGTACAGTTTTGTCGCCAATCTTAACTTTTTGATTTTTGAATTTTGATTTTGTGACATTGCCAATTATTATAGTTTCATTGTTGTTAGGAATCTTTGATACATCAGTAAAAGACCAATTCCATGAATTAATTTTTATTGGTTTGGATTCTATAATGACTCTAGGAATATGAACATTTATAATTTCATTTAAATCTAAACTAAATATATTCTCATGTACATTAATCTTAGCTGCGTAGAACGTTCTTTTATGCATTTTCCTTATCTCCTTGAATAAATTATTAATTAATAAATCTCCAAACTCCACAATCTCTCCCTAATCTGCACAAACCCATCCACCCTATGTTTGTAAATCAACTCCAGCCGGTAATGCGCAAATTCTTTTGTCACCAGAAAGTGATCAGCAATATCGTTTATTAATATTGGCTCATTGACTGTAGCTGCATAAATATCTTTTAGGAAGTGGTGGGGCATAAGCAGGTATGCTGACATCCGTTTTGCTTGGCTTTCTTGCTTATCTAATGTAAGCTTGTCCGTCATTAGCTGGGAAGAGTAATGGGAGTAGATATGGCAAAATTCTTCTGCTAATAGCATTCTTTTTTCAACTGGATCTAGGTCAGGGACAATGTAGATTGTGCCGCGACGACCGTTTTGTTTTGGGATAGAGTATGATTTTAAATGTTTAATAGATGTATATTCTTCGATGTCTGCAAAATAGTTTTGATCTAGGGGTTTAATGACAATACCGTATCTCCAACAGATATCATATAAATCAATTTCATCTGCATGTTGATAATTAAAATGAGAAAGTACTGTATTTGCCCGTTGCTCCCAATCATCTATTTTCTTCTCTAAAATTTGCATCATCATTACCCCAGACGTACATGTTGTTAATTTTTTATGCTGAACATAAGATTCTTATAAAAGAACGATTGTCCATAAAAAGTTAATTTAATAGTTATTTATTACCATGTGTAGGTTAAAAATTAACACGATCATTTACTTATAGATCGTGTTAGTCTTCTAATTCTCCAAATCCATCTCCACGGTTTTTATCATCTTCTTCATCTAAAATCATATCTTTGATTTTCTGTAGACGAATAAGTTCTTTTATTTTTTTCTCTGGATCTTTAGCAAGATCATGGAAGAGTATTGGATATTTTCTTAGTTCTTTAAATATTTTTAATTCTTCTGGTGTCAAGTTAATATCTTGTCCTGCAACATTCACTGTATCCTCACTGCTAATATAACCAGCAACTCTCATTAATTCATCATAATCATACTTGAGTGCATCGGAAATTTTTTTTATTGTCGGTGGTTTAGGAATACCACGTTTCCCGGTTTCAATTCGTGACAATTGAGCTGCACTAATTTCGGAGTACAGAGCAACTTGGTTAAGTGTTAAACTTTTTGATTCTCTTATTTGTTTTATAAAAGCACCAAATTCGCTCATAAAAATCAATCCAATCAATAGATATTTATCAATACTTTTATATTAAAACTAACTATTACCAAAAGGAAATAAAAAATGGAGAATTTAACAAAAAGTATTGCCATTTGGTAAATGAGGTGCTATATTATTCCCATAAGGTAATTACCAAAAGGTAAAAAATGAGGTGATATTTTAAAATGTACACAGACATATATGTAAAAGTTGATTTTTTACGAAAACATTTAAAAGAAAATGAATTATCAGAGAGTGAATTTGCTGAAATAATTGGAGTTTCTCACAGCACAGTAAATAGAATTTTTAATGGAAAAAGAAATCCCGGAAGTAAATTTATAGCTGGAGTACTAAAAAATTTTACAACCTTAACTTTTGAGCAGGTTTTTACTTGTGAAAATGAATTACCAAAAGGTAATGAAGGATAACGTTGTTATGGAATAAGTATATTTTCTATTAAGTCACATTTCTAAAAGGAAATTGTGACATTAAAAAAAGCCAACTCACTGTGGAATTGACTTTCTTAAGATAAACGAGGTGAATTAATTGGATTTTCTAAATATTATTATTCTTCTTATATCTATTCTTTCATTGATTGTTGCTGTTGTTTTATTACTTCAGTCCAGGAACTAATATCATATGTAACTCCATAAAATTTAAATTTCTTTCTTTCGGTTACAGCAAATTGGTCTTTAACTTTTGCTCGAATGGCAACTTTTATAGCTAAGTTTAATTCTTTTAAATCGTGAGGAGGGAACATAATTATATGAAATCTAGTAAAAGAGTTTGCTTTAAAAACACCATAGTTTGTATCAGGTATTGATAATTCAGTTATATTTTCTTCTTCCATTGGAAAATTAACTTTTCTAAATATAGAAGATTCTCTGTGCTTTAATGGCAAGGTCCTTTTGGTTATTAGGTGAATATTGATGTTTGTTTCTGGATTAAAGGCTCTTAAATCAAAAAATGCAATGTCCTTAGGGGAAGGGTTTACTACTTCAATAGTTGAAAGGACTCCTTGATCGAACGGTATATAGCAATCATCTTTATCTAACAAGAATGTATCCCCATTATCCAATACATGAAGATTTTTATCTATTTCTACATGTAGTGATTTTCGATTACTCCAAGCAACAATAATTGAAACAATAAGAGCGGTAAAAGAAACTACTACAGTTGTTATTCTGACTATAAGGTCTAAATTCATGACTAGAATTCTCCTCCTTGAATTATTTGATAACTTATTTGAGTTTAGGGAAATAATCCTATAAAAGCAAACAAAAAGAATAAAGAGGTGAAGAGATTGAATGAAATAGAAATCCAAGAAATGCTTCATAAAGCAGAGATTAAAACAGACATATTATCTATTGCCTACAATCTTTTGACAGATGAAAAATACTCTAAGCAAGAGGCCAGTAAAGAATTAGTTGAGTTTTTAGATAAACATGGTTTTAACGAATAGGGGGAAATGGGATGGCCATTGGCGACTTATTATCAAAAGCGAGGAAACGCCAGGGCATGACGCAGGAGGATTTAGCAGCCGATGTAAATTACAGCCGTGAAGCGATTGCCAAATATGAAACAGGAGCAAGAAAAATGCCAAAGGAACTTTATCAAGAAGTAACGCAATCTGTTGATGATCCACAATTCTATTTTGAAACATGGGAAGCAGTTAGTGGGGTGGTTAGTATTCCTTACTTTGACGGTGAGTACATAGATCAGCACCCAGCCAGTATGCATTACTTAGTTAGAAAAGAAACCGCCGAAGCTTTGGAACAATTGAATACCGTCTGCTGGGTGAAGCCGGCAAATGTCCGAACTGCTGATGAACGAGAAGAAATGAAAAAAGTTCTGATGGAAGTGTTAGATGCAGCAGCCAGCATGATTAATTTAGTGGCATGCATTTGCAAGGAATACAGATTTTCGATGAAAGATATTTTTCGGGCATGGAATGTATCGATGAAAATACGAAAATTCAATAAGTAGAGAGGTGGAAGAAATGCTAAGTATTCAAATTGATAAAGAAGAAGTAAAACAACTGTATATAGAAAAGCTGAAAGAAAAAATATCAGAAGTCGATGCTGAATTGGTCTTTTGGGATGCCAATGAATTAAAAAGAAGAACTTGCATGTGCTGGAATACGATTCAAAAAGAGTTTTTCTTTGATCCACGATTTCCAAAATATAAAGTGGGCAATAAATGGTATTTTCCTGCAGAAGAGGCAAAAGCATTTTTACTAAAGTGGTTATTAGAAAGGGGAATATGATGAACTATTATTTAGCTTCTGATATAAGCGCGTTGGAATTAGTTGGTGATGGAAAGGTATTAGCAAAAGTAAATACGTTATTAAAAGAAGATGGAAGCATTAAATTAGTAGCTTTTCATATTACAGGAAATGCAATAACAAGGGTAGCACTTTTGTTCAGTGTGGACCTTGGAGATAGTATGAGTTGCTTTACTTATAGAGAGTTTGATTATTTTGAAGGAACAGTAGATGACATTATCTGTAACTCTATTAAATATCATGCAGGAGTATCAGAGTTTCAAATGAAGCATTTTTCCCGGTTAAAACAGTTTTATTTAAAAAGTATACCGAAAGAGGAGTCAGTAAAATGAAGCAGCCAATTGTTCTTTCTTCTGGACAACAAGAAATGATTAAAACAGCCATGCAATTCAAGCGTTCTACATTGCAGGGGATGAACAAAAAGTTATTTGATATTGCCTTTAACAAAGTGAACCAGATGGATCATGTAGTGGAACTGGATGGCATGGAAATGATTTATCTCGCACAGTCTATGAACAAATATGCAAAGTACCTGTCCAAACGAGAGGAAATAGAAAAGTCCAAATTATACCGTGCAGCAGCTGAGGGAATTGAAATCATTCGAATTAAATTTCAAATGGAAAATGGGCCTAAAGTGAAAAAGGAAAAAGCAGCTAATGCGGGAACATTAACTGCTTAACAAATCCTTATACGCCTATATAAAAAATACCACGAATTATAGTGGACGGCAAGTGCTTAATCGGGCTTGTCGTAATGGTTAGGAATTATTCTTTCCTAGCCATTACGGTGCGCACCGATTACACAAAAGGAGGTATCACCTTGGATCGCAAGGAGAAGCGGAAAATCCGCCTGCAGATTATTCAAATTTTGAATGAGGAATGTGGCAATTGCATGTATCGAAAAGATAATCAGTTCAATAGCATGTGTCACCGGTTTTGTACATTCGGTAAAAATATGCAGCAGCTGCAAGCAAAGATAGAAACAAAGGAAGAAGAAAAGGCACAGCCAGCAAAAGAGCAGCCAATAAAAAAATTTCATAAAGGCAGATTTACACCGGAAGAAGAGTTTTATTTGTTGCATCATATGGACTTATATTCGCTTACGCATTTAGCGAATAGATTGAATCGTTCTTTAAGTTCTGTAAGTTTAAAGATCAAGCAATTGCGTAGGAAAAAGAAGGAACAAGTCTCTTAAAGGTAGGTGGAAACATGCTTTATCAAGTAGATTTTGCTATTAGGGTAAAGGGAGCCTATCAAGATATCTATCAAGCTTTTATTTTTGCTATGAGCCTTACAGAAGCGAAGGCAGAGGCGGAAGAAATAAAAGCAGAGGTATTAGAAGGCATAAAACAAAAAATTCATGTTTTTATTGGTGATCCTGCTTGTTAAAGGTAAAACAATCTAAAGTCGTTTTACCAGCAGATATTCTGGAGGCAGAGGGGCAATCAAATTTTGCGGAAAAAGTACAAGCGTATATGAAACGTTATGACGGTTATAAAGTAATTGCGGTAGAAAATGGATTGGCGATATGTGAAGTATTCGAGAGGAGAGAAACTAGTGGCAACCAAAACAAAAAGGGTCATCATCAAAGAAGAACTAGTGGAGCTAACGGGTGATTTTAAGCTTGCGATTGTTTTGAATCAAATGATTTATTGGTCTGAACGTAAAGAGGATGTAGAAAGCTTTGTGCAAGAAGAGGTGGAGCGTCTACAAAAGTATGCAGATAACGCTAGAGATGCAGAGGTGCTGTCTGTCAATCTACTAGAAAGCCATGGCTGGATTTATAAAAAAGCAGAGGATTTAGCTGCTGAAACGATGATTAATGTGAAGCCTAAAGCGATGCGCGAATATTTAAAGGTGCTTGTTGCCAATGGCTGGCTGGATGAAAGACGTAATCCAAAATTAAAGATGGATCGCACGCTGCAGTATCGTGTGAACATCCTTAAAATTCAACTGGATTTGAATAAATTAGGCTACAACTTAGACGGCTATCCATTGCCGGTTGTTCTTGACGAAAAGGAAAATACGAATTTTCCTAAAGAAAACTCGAACGGTGAAAAAGAAAATACAAAGGGCGAAAAAGAAAATAGAACGGTCGAAAAGGAAGCTAGAAAGGGCGAAAAAGAAAGAGCAATACCAGAGATTACTACAGAGATTACTTCAGAGATCTTAGAAGAAGAAGTAGAAGAAGGCGCGCCATGTGCAAAAGTAAATCCATTTAAATTTTTCGAACAAAATGGCTTTGGCACAATTGGAGGTCATATCGACGAAAAGATTGATATGTGGTGTCAAGATCTTAGTGACGAGCTTGTAGTGAAAGCAATGGAGATGGCTGTAGAACGAGGAGCTAAAAACTTCGTGTATGTAGAAACGATATTGCGTAACTGGGCAGATAAAAAAATTCAAACAGTGGAGCAGGCAGAAGCTTTAACTGCGCAGTACAGAGAACAGCGCTCGAAGAAGCAGGTTGTTCCTCAGCAAAGAAAAGCAATTCGGACGGAAAAAATACCGGATTATTTTAATATGCCTAATTATGAAACATTACCGCAGGAGCAGCCAGTAAAGAATTTTGAAGAAGAAAAGCAAGAACTAGAAGAAATGATAAAGGGGTTAAGAAGCTAACAATGGCCAATAGAGAATCGATTGTTGAGGAGCGGAAAGATTTTGTTATCAGTGAGTTAATTTACTTCGGCATTACCAAATTAGCCGATGGCAGACAGCTGTATGAAGCGAAGCTAGGAGAACTGGAGCGGCTATACATACAACAGCAGGTGAAGCAGGCCAGAAAAGTGGTGATGGAGCAAGTACGATGAAAGGATTAACGCTTGGTCAACTCTATTATTTAGCAAGATATTCAAACGAACACCGTTATGAAGCCCTTGCTGAAATTTGTAGGAGGTTAAATCATGTTGTACAGCCAGTGCAGCTGTTGCGGTGAAACATTTACTTTAGCAGCTAGTGATGACTACTTATTTTGCTCAGAAGTATGCGAAAAGGCACATGATCTTTTTCAAGAGGAGGGTGAGAAGAGTGCAGCATGCTGCCTACCAAACTATCAAACAATGTCACTTTACGATCTATACAAAAGCTGTGCAAAAGGCAGCAAAAAAGCACAAACTGAATGGAAAAGGCGCTGGGAAACGCATTATCCAAATTTAATCGACAGAAAAAAGACCGAGCATACGGAAGCCCGGCCAAACAGCGATTTGAACATACCATCATTATAACAAAATTGGAGTGTTCAATGTGAAAAGAACAAAAGAAATTATCATTAACCAAGATATGTCCATTCAAGAAATGATAGAACCAGGAAAAATAAAAATTCTTGTCCTGGACGGAAACAAAGGCACTGCCGCATCTTGTGAAGCAGTAAACCACGGCGAAACAGTGATTGAGACGGTTAACGGGCAAAGCCGCCGCATTCACTTTAGGGAAAGCGAGCTTATTTAGGCAGCTGAATCTATAAAATAAATTATAAATAAAAGCTTGTACCGATTGTAGGGGATGGTTGGTACGAGTAAATGCTGAGTAGACAACAACTACGAAGGAGGAATAAAGTTGGCCAAGATTTTAGATGCATGTTGTGGGAGCAAGATGTTTTGGTTTGATAAAGAAAATGAAGACACCATTTTCATGGATAAACGAGAATTAGAAACAAAATTATGCGATGGGCGAAAATTAATAATTAAACTAGATGTCGTAGGAGATTTCCGCAATATGCCATTTGATGATGAAAGTTTTTACTTAGTTGTCTTTGATCCACCACATTTATTAAAGGCCGGGGAAGATTCTTGGTTGTCCAAAAAATATGGGAAGTTAGATGAAAATTGGTCAAAAGATATTGCTGCTGGATTTGATGAATGTATGAGAGTTTTAAAGCCAAATGGAACGCTTATTTTCAAGTGGAATGAAGACCAAATACCATTAAGAGAAGTATTAAAATGTTTTGGCCAAAAACCACTGTTTGGAAATAAGAGAAGTAAAACACATTGGTTAGTCTTTATGAAGTAATGCACCATACAAAATATTGCGAAGGAGGGGCGACTATGGAAATTAAAGAAGCGAAAGAGATCATTAAGACTGGGTTAGCTTGGGCAAATTGGACGGATGAACAAAAAGAAGCTATGGGATTAGCCTACACAGCAATGGTTAATGTTGAAAACATTAAAAGTTTTTGTATTGATTGCAACGGTGATGAAAGAGCAATCCAATCTTATGAAATATTAGATTTGATTAAATAATTGTTTCATAGTCGAAACAACGGTGACGCTAGTAATCTATAATGGCTTGTCACTGTAGTGGCCCTAAGTGAATAAAAAGAGGGTAAGAAAAAGCCCAGTATCCAATCGTAAGGAGGAGAACCAATTGTCTAATATCCACAAGTTAAAATTATGGCCAGAATATTTTGCTGCTGTTGCAGATGGAAGAAAGAATTTTGAAATAAGAAAAAATGATCGTGATTATCAAGTTGGGGATCTGCTGCTACTTCAAGAGTTTATACCGAACAAAGGATTTACTGGAAGAGTTCTAGATAGGAAGATCACGTATATAACTGATTTTGCTCAGCAAGACGGATATGTAGTAATGGGGATTAAATAGGGGATTTTCTTGAAATTGTCGACTTCTTAAAGTTTGTGGATTAAGTCCTAGTAAAGATTGGATAACCGGTAACAATTATGTAATAGAAAAGAAGGAAGGAAAAGGAATGATATAACAAAAAAAGCGCTATATGCGCTTTTCATGGATAACTGCTCTGCGGGCACTGCTGCCCGTGCAACCACTACACTAACTCTCCATCCTTTGATGGCCCGCAGAGCCCATTATCAATAATATTACAATCAGTAAAACAGGAATGATATTAATCATTAACCACAACACCTTTGATAAAACAAGCAAATTTAAAAGATTTGCAATGTTTGCAGATATTAAAGCAGAAACTAATACAGTAAAGGACCAGTTTCTTAATATATGGGAGGAGAGTTCAGGATTTGAACCCAACCTTGGCAGGAAAATTGATTATTAATTATTGTTTAATATACATTCTTCTTTTCACTTGGATTTCACAAGATCATCAGTAGGTTAAACCTATAAGAAGAAAGGGCTACTTTTATTGAGATGATGCTAGCAATAGTAGAATATACAGAATTTAAAAACATACTTAAATTTTCCATAAGCTTCACTCCCCGAAAATCAAAGAAAAAGGAAATAAGAAAAAATAAAATAATCAAGAAGCCAGTCATCATCAGCAATGGTAAGCCAATTCCATTGGACACAATGTGTTTCGACAATATAAAAATACCATAAGTGTTTAAAACTGTAAATAAATGTGCTTGTCAGATAAAAATTGTATTAGCTAAAAGGAGAGATAGATTTATGATGAACCGAGTCGTTTTAGTTGGCCGTTTAACAAAGGAACCAGAATTAAGATATACACCAAATGGAGTAGCAGTAGCAAGTTTTACTCTTGCAGTGAATAGAACATTTACCAATCAGAGAGGGGAAAGGGAAGCTGATTTTATTAATTGTGTAATCTGGAGGAAGCCAGCAGAAAATGTAGCGAATTTTTTACATAAAGGAAGTCTTGCTGGAGTGGATGGAAGAATACAAACACGTTCTTATGAGGGACAAGATGGCAAACGGGTCTATGTAACAGAAGTACTTGTGGAATCAGTCCAGTTTTTGGAGCCAAAAAATAATCAGCAGTCCAATAATCAAGAGTATAGGAGAATGGATGAAGATCCATTTGCGAATAGTGGGCAGATGGATTTAAAAGATGATGATTTGCCATTCTAACTATTAAATTCTACGCATCCAAAATAATTAGATTAAACTTTTCATAAATAATGCCAATTAAAGCCAAATAGGAAAAATAAAGATTCTAGCCCAGAACGGAAACAAAGGCACTGCTTCATCTTGTGAAGCAGTAAACCATGGCGAAACAGTGATCCAGACGGTTAACGGACAAAGCCGCCGCATTCACTTTAGGGAAAGTTAGCTTATTTAGGCTGCTAAATCTATGGGATAAATTATAAATAAAAGCTTGTACGGATTGTAGGGGATGGTTGATACAAGTGTCAGTGTTGAGTAGACAACAATCTGACACTTGTAACTTACAATACCTTGTCATTGTATGAACTCCAAATAAAAAACTTTGCAGTAGAAAGGATAAAGGAAAATAAAAATTCAATTTACTTAAAAAATGTTTTTAGGATGGGTGATTTGAATTTTTGTTACTAAATTTATCTTTAAAGTAAAGGTAATCTACCTTATGTTTAGTTGCCATGAGTTGTGAAGCTAAGATAGCTGTATACACTGTTGTTAAAAGAACTGTCAATATACCAAATCCTAAAAGAGGATTATCCTTGTTCATAATATTGCACCTCCTAAAATATACTGTATTTTTATCTTCTCTAAACAAGCTGAATATATACAGTAATTATCGTACATCGATGTATTAAATGAAAAAGTTATGAACAAATAAAAAAATGAGTTTTTTTCACGATTCTAATTGATTCGGTAAATTCATTAGAACCTAGAGAAGGAAGAGGAGGATAATCGGAGCATATTTAATTAGTCAAGGATAGCTATTCATTAACAAGTAAATATAAAAAATGGTGGTGTTAAAGTAATCAGGTAGTAAATTGTTTGAGTAGGATTGAATAATGCAGGTTTACGATTTTGGTAAAATAATTTTACGCATTCAATAATATTTAAGTTGAACTGTTCAAAAATAAAGCGAATTAGAGCCAAATAGGGTAAAATAAAGGTAACTAAATAAGTCCAAGACCGAAAGCGTGCGGACACTGATACAAACAGCATTTTTATGTTGTTTTATCGGTGTCCGTTTTTTTGTCTATTGAATTGTTGAAATGAAGCCATTTTGTTTAGAAAAGGGGTCGAAATCATGATGGAAGATTTATTAAAACAATACAAATTATCATTAAAAGGCATTAAGAAGAAGCGGGAGCAATTTAAAGAGCAGATTAATTGTCTTCAAGAGGTTATAAAAGATAAGCGGAATAAGAAAAAGGATAGATTGTTGGCCAAGGAAGAGAAGCAGCTATTAGAAGCGGAAGATATTATTTATGCTGGTATGGAAAGTGATTTATTGTTTGCAATTGAGTGGATGAAGACAGGGAAAAATCCGGGAAATAGAAGGGCTATTGAACGAAGGTCTGTTTATCAGAATACAAAGCCTGTTGATCCAGTGCTTATGCAGCGTTATTTCAGAAGTACAGAAAATTGCTATGAATGGGATAGGGAAGAAAAGGAATATGCTGCTTCTTATTCTGAGCGTGTACATATTGATGATTTATTATCTGTATTAACGGAAAGTGAAAGAGAAATTTATTTAATGAAAAAGGGATATGCTCTTTCTTTAAGTAAAATTGCAGATGAACGAGGTATAGTAAAGTCCGTTGTTTCTCGCACATTAAAGCGTGCGGAGAAAAAAATAGAAGAGAAATTATTGTTAGTAGGGGGGAACTAATATGGAGTATGTTCAACCAATTAGGGACCCAGAGCTGTTAGAAGAGCTGAAGAAATATTTAAAAGCGGGAAATGAACGGGATTATGTCATGTTTATGCTGGGAATAAATACAGGGCTAAGGATATCGGATATTTTAAAGTTAAAGGTGAAAGATGTTCGCGGCGATTTTATTAGCATTAGAGAGAAGAAAACTGGAAAAGCAAAAAGGGTAGTTATTCGACCTGTTTTGAAAAAGGTATTAAAGGATTATATTGCCAAGATGAAAGCTCATGAATATTTGTTTAGAAGCAGGAAGGGAAGAAATAAACCAATAAGAAGAGAGTCTGCTTACAGCTTATTAAAGAAAGCGGCAGCTGCAGTTGGCATTGAAGAATTTGGTACACATACGATGAGGAAAACGTTTGGATATATGTTTTATAGACAGACGCATGATGTAGTTGCGTTAAGAAAATTATTTAATCATAGAGACGATTCTACAACACTAAGATATATTGGTGTGGACCAGGATCATTTAGACGATTTAATGCTAAAGATAAAAATTTAGCATTATTTTTTTATGTTTTTTTCTTCGAAAAAGGGACTGAAAAGATGGCTGCTGAACCGTTGAATATTTCATAAATGTACAGGTATATGATTCGTATATAAATATTTTTAAAATGCTTATGTGTCAAGGCTTCACAGCCCTTTTGTGAATCTTACAGAATTACTAGATAAGAAAGATTCGCAGGATTTAGGGCAACCTTTGCCACCTATATATGAGAAAACAATTGAACGGATATAGGTTGGTGATGATATGAAGGTGCACGATCATCTGAAAACAGAACATTTAAGACAGCTTGAAAAGATGGGGAAGAAAGATAAAATGAGTAGGCGAGAAGTTGAAGAACTAATGAATTTGAATATGCAAACTCTAAGGCGTGGGCATGGTGGGGCTAAGAAGAGAAGGTAATTTATGCATATTGCATATAATTTATTTTTACAAATAAACTTTTTTTTATTTTGTTAACTATAAATTCGTAAATTTTTATTCCGTTATTAATTAGTGAAAATATAGTACTTAATACACCTATAACTTCAAAAAGTAAATGCCACATATAAACACCGCCATTTTTAGAGTTATTTATATTATTAGCTATTTGATTATGAAATATTCTTTCTGGTCATTAAGTGTCGTAATTTGTCGAACGATAGTATTTGTCCATTTATTTCCTTTCTTTGATAATTAGGAGAAAGGAGGAATGATAATGATGTTTTTTGACCCAGGCGTGAGACCCGGATTTATGATGCCTTTAAGTGACGAAGAAATAGAAAAATTAAATAAGAAATATTATTGCAAACAATGTAATGCAGAAATAGAAGGTTATGAGCATTCTTGGCAGGATGAAAAATGTGATGAGTGTTATAAGAAATCTATTTGGGTCAGTATTAAAAGAGATTATAGAGTGAAGATAAAATACTCTAGAGATTCTAAAGTGCCTAAAAAACTTCATGGATTGTGGGTAACAATAGAAGGATTTAATAATCGTAATAATCCGGTATTTTATTGCCCGTTAACAGATAAACCAAGGGTATTAAGCTTTAGTAATATGGATCAGGCACATGAACGTTATAAACTTAGATAGCACCTGTTTTAGGTGCTTTTTATTTTGGATAAAGAAGGATGATGTAAAGATTAAAGGAATAACCTTCTTAAGGAGGAAGTGAAGTTCTATGCAGTTTTTCAGAGATTTTGTGAATTTAACACCGGTGCAACATTTAATTGAATATCGGTGGATATGGGGATTATTTATAATGTATTTATTTAGTATTTTATTTATCTCAAAGAAAATCACCAAGTAATCTATAAAACTAAGATCATTCACTTATTATTTAGTATAAATGGACCAAAAGAAAGCATTTGAAAGAGTGTTTTTTATTTTGTTTTAAAACTAAAAAATATTTTAGGTTCTTTCAGACTTTGAAAAGTCTAGCGGGTGCTGGCGAGCATTTTTTCTGCTCAGTTTCTGGGCGAAAAAGGCCATTTCGCTTTCGCGGTATGAAATCTTGGGAAATAATTTTGAAAGGAGGAGAAAACCTTTGGTACGCAAGGATTCAATCGATGACAGCAATATCATCAGTACAAAGAAATTTAGCGAAATACTAGGTGTTTCAACACGAAGGATACAGCAATTAGCAGATGATAATGCCTTAGTCAGAGTAGGAAGAGGACAGTATGATTTATCTCAATCTATAAAAAAGTACATTGAGTATCAGATCGAGAAGGCTATGCCAGACGAAGAACTGGATAATGCAATCGAGACAGCCTTATGGACAAAAGCCCGAAGAGAAAAAACGGAATTAGAAGTACAGATTATAAAAGGCGAGCTGCATCGATCAGAAGATGTTAAGAGAGTCATGAATGATATGTTGATGGCTTTCAGACAAAGAACACTTTCTCTTCCTTCAAAATTAGCACCACAAGTCGTGATGATAGAAGATATTCAAGTCATTAAAGACACTTTAAAAATTGGTGTAATTGAATTGCTTAATGAATTAAAAGATTATGATCCTGCCGTTTTCTATGAAATTAGTAAAGATAAAATGTTCTTGAATGAGGAGGAAGCAGAAGAAGAAATGAGTGATGTCAGTGACAACAAGCTCAGATTATAAAAAGACGCTCGCTTTATTTCAGAAGCTAGCAGTTGATATTCTTGAACCTCCTCCAGATTTAACGGTAAGTGAATGGGCAGACCAGCATAGAAAATTGTCTAGTGAAGGATCTGCAGAACCAGGGCAATGGAGAACGGATAGGGCACCTTATCAACGTGGTATTATGGACTCAATAAATGATCCAGATTGTGAGAAGGTGGTTATTATGTCGTCGGCACAGGTAGGGAAAGCATTAGATATTAATACAAAATTACCAACACCTAATGGTTGGACCACTATGGGAGATATAAAAGTTGGAGATAAGTTGTTTGATGAAAAAGGGGAAGTGTGCGAAGTCCAATATGTAACGAATCTCATGCACAATCATACATGTTATGAAGTAGTTTTCTCCGATGGTTCTAAAATTATTGCAGATGCAGATCATCAATGGACTGTAGATAGTTACAAATACGGTAGTAAGTATGAAAGAAAAACTCTAAAAACCGTAGATATGCTGCATGATTATAAACAAGGGGATAGGAATAAATATGCTATTCCTGTTGCATATTCTTTGCAATTAAAGGAAAGGGAGTTACTAATTCCGCCATATATATTAGGTGTTTGGTTAGGGGATGGGAATTCTTATTCTGCCCAAATTACGATTCATGAGAAGGATAGAGAAATATTAGAATATATTTCAGCATTAGGAAGTAAAACAGAAATTATTAATCCTAATCAATCTACTTGGCGCGTGAAATTAGATCCTTATAAACGAGGAAATACCTGTACTAGAGGTCATAATACAGATGTTTTAGGGCTTTCTAAGCATGGTTACTGTGCAGAATGTCATAGACAATATGCGATGAAACATAAATACAAAGATGATAGTAGACTAGATCCAGTAATCCATACGGTTCCTACTATGCACAATAAATTAGCGGAGCTTAATCTTTTGAAAAATAAGCATATTCCAATCCAATATTTACGTTCATCTAAAGAACAAAGATTAGCATTATTGCAAGGACTGATGGACTCCGATGGACATATTACCAAAAGAGGAAGATGTGAATATTCAACGGTTAGTAAATCCTTGGCCGATGGATTCCAAGATCTATTAAGCGGTCTTGGAATAAAACATACAAGAAAAAAGAAGGTTACAGTCTGTACTTATAAAGGGAAAAAAATATACGGAGAATGTGAACGGTTCTCATTTTTAGTATATGATGATATGCCTGTATTTAAGTTATTGAGAAAACTTGAAAGGCAAGTCAGTAGAGTTGGAGCTAGAACAACTGAGACAGAAAATAGAAGGATTATTGGGATTAATCCAGTAGAAAGTAGACCAGTAAGATGTATTACTGTAAACTCTCCTTCTCATTTATATTTAGCTGGTGAAATGATGATACCAACGCATAATACGGAATTTCTTTTAAATATGGCAGGCTATCATATGGCTCAAGATCCAGCACCAATATTATTAATGCAGCCGACAGAACAATTAGCGAAAAGTTTTTCAAAGCAAAGGTTAGCGCCGATGATTCGCGATACACCAACAATAAGAGGAAAAGTGGCCGATGTAAAAACTAGAAATGGCGGTAACACCACTTTAGAAAAGTCCTTTCCAGGTGGATATATAGCATTAGTTGGAGCGAATGCACCTAGTAATTTAGCTGGTCGTTCCATTCGAATTTTACTGGCAGATGAAGTAGATCGCTTTCCTGTTTCAGCTGGTACCGAAGGAGACCCTTTGTCTCTTGCCGAGAAGCGAACAAATAACTTCTATAATCGCAAAAAGGTTTTTGTTTCTACACCAACTAATAAAGGAACTTCCAGAATTGAAGCGGAGTTTGAGCTTAGTACAAAAGAATATTACCACTTACCTTGTCCATCTTGTGAAGGATTGCAGCCATTAAGTTGGGCACAAATAACTTTTAATAAAGAGGATTTAAATGAAACCATTTATCATGCATGTAAAGAATGCGGAGCCATGCATACAGAATATGAGTGGAAGAAACAAAAGGGACATTGGATTGCTGCTAATCCAGAAGCTGCATATAGAGGATTTCATTTAAACGAATTGATAAGTCCGTGGAGAAAATGGAGAGAAATTGTTTCTGATTTTTTAGATGCAAAGAAAAAAGGTCCAGAAGCAATGAAAGTTTGGGTAAATACAAGCTTAGGTGAAACATGGGAAGAAGAAGGAAAACAGTTAGAGGATGGCGATTTAATGAGCCGTACCGAAAACTATGAAAATGACGCAGAGGTTCCAGATGGTGTGAAAATTCTAACGGCTGCTGTTGATACTCAAGATGATCGATTTGAAATTGAAGTGGTTGGCTGGGGAGAAGGAAAAGAATCATGGGGAATACAATACCATGTTATTTATGGAGATTTGAAAGAACAAATAGTATGGGATGAACTAGATGCTTTTCTTTCCAAAACTTGGAGCAAAGCAGATGGTAAAAAGTTCGGAATTATGTGTACCTGTATGGATAGTGGAGGACATTTTACCCAAGAAGTTTATAAATTTACTAAGCCAAGAGAAGCGAGAAGAATTTATGCTATCAAAGGTAAATCTACAGGAAAAGGAGAGTATGATCCTTTAATTGCTGGTACAAGTAGACCTAAGCCAACAAAAACACTTCTGGTACATTTAGGCGTTAATGAAGGCAAGTCTAGATTGATGTCCAGTTTGCAAATAGAAGATTTTGGTCCGAACTATTGTCATTTTCCAAAAGGAAGAGGATATAACGAAGAGTATTTCAAAGGACTAACAGCAGAAAAGTTAGTGACAAGATATGAACAAGGGATTCCTTATCAGGTATGGAAGAAAGTAAGAGCTCGAAATGAACCTTTAGATTTACGTGTATATAATATCGCTGCTCTTGAAATCGCGAGTCCAAATCTTGAAAAGGAATATGTGAAGTCAACTAATAAAAGTAAGAAGAGAAGAAGAAGAACGGCTTCGAAAGGGGTTAAGTAATGAGTTTAATTGATTTAGAAAGAGCTAAGAGGCATTTAGAAGCATGGTTGAATGCTGAATTGGCTGTTTCTACAGGACAAAGTTACAGTCTGGGCTCACGGTCACTTACTAGAGCAAATTTATCTGAAATAAATAAACAGATCATATTTTGGCGAAATGAAATTTCTAGATTAGAAGGTAAGGGACGAAGGGCGAAACGTTTTATGCCAAGAGATTTATAAAGGGTGATAGCTTATGAATTTAATAGATAAAGCAGTTGCTTTTTTTAGTCCTGCTGCTGCGTTAAATCGAGTGCATGCTAAGAAGAAATTGGAAATCATAAACAGTGGTTATGATAATCATGGAGCAAGCGCTAAAAAGAAAAGCATGCAAGGATGGTTAACGAGTTCTGGCTCCGTTTTGGAGGATATTGAATATAATATTCCCACTCTTAGAGAGCGTTCTAGAGATTTATATATGGGAGCTCCATTAGCAACAGGGGCATTAAAAACCATGCGAACCAATGTAGTGGGGGCAGGATTACGATTAAATGCTCAAATCGATGCAGATTATTTAAATATGTCTACAGAAGAAGCAGATGCATGGGAAACAAAAGTAGAAAGAGAGTTTTCCTTATGGGCAGATTCTATTAATTGTGACGCTCAAAGGATGAATAACTTTTATGAATTGCAGCAATTAGCCTTTCTTTCCTGGTTAATGAGTGGGGATTGTGTGGTATTGCTTCCAGTTATGCCAAGAATGGGAATGCCCTATGATATAAGAGTGAAAATTATTGAAGCTGATAGGGTATGCACTCCATATAATGCTATAACTAAGGATGACAAAATCATAAATGGTGTAGAAATTAACCAAATGGGAGAAGTAGTCGCCTATTATATTGCCGATAAGCATCCCAATTCTTCGATAGCATCGATAAATAAATGGACAAGAATTCCTAAATTTGGTGCAACTTCTGGAAGAATGAATGTTATTCATCTGATGGAAAGTGAAAGACCGGAGCAACGCCGTGGTGTTCCTGTTCTTGCTCCAGTAATTGAGAGTATGAAACAATTGGCCAGATATTCAGAAGCAGAATTAATGGCTGCTGTAATAAATGGCATGTATTCTGTTTTTGTTACAACAGAAACAGCACAAGGAAATAGTGATTTTAATAGCATTGATGATGAAGACTTGATAGATGACGAGGACGATTCCACTATTGAATTGGGTAGTGGGACCGTCCATTTTTTAGGGGAAAATGAAAAAATTCAAGAATCCAATCCTGGCAGACCGAATCCAAATTTCGATGGTTTTGTTACTTCTATTTGCAGACAAATAGGAACAGCATTGGAAATCCCCTATGAATTATTATTAAAACATTTTACAGCTTCTTATTCTGCTTCTAGAGGAGCTCTTTTAGAAGCTTGGAAAATGTTTAAAATGCGTCGTGATTGGATGGCAAATGATTTTTGCCAACCCATATACGAAGAATTTTTAGCAGAAGCCATAGCAAAAGGGCGTATTTATGCACCAGGTTTTTTCACAGATCCTATGGCTAGAAAAGCTTATTGTGGAGCGGAATGGAATGGCCCTTCTCAAGGACAATTAGATCCTTTGAAGGAGGTGAACGCAGCAGAAAAACGGGTGGAAAATGGATTTTCTACACGTTCACAGGAAACGGTGGCTATGGGGAATGGAGATTTCTTTCAAAATAATCGATTGCGTACTTTGGAGGAAAAAGCAAGAAAAGAAGCTGGGTTAGTTTCAGAAAAGGCAGCTACTACAACTCAAACCAATCCAGGAGAAAAAGAAGATGAGGAGGAGGTGAAAGAATGAAAATAAGTGTAAGAGGACCAATCATATCAAGCAATGATCAGTGGATTTATGATTGGTTTGGGATTGATGCTACTAGTCCGAAAAAGGTGAGTGATATTCTAGATAGCATCGCACCAGATAACAAAGAAGATATCATAGTAGAAATAAATAGCGGCGGTGGATCGGTGTATGCAGCATCAGAAATATATACACTTTTAAAAGATCATCCGAATAATGTCGTTTCTAAAATTTTAGGTCTTGCAGCAAGCGCGGCATCCTATATTGCATTGGGAGCTAATAAAGTTCTTATGGCTCCTACTGGTCAAATAATGATTCATAATGCTTCTGCGGTAGCTAGTGGAGATTATAGAGATATGGATTTAGCATCTAATATCTTAAAAAATACTAATATAGCTATCGCAAATGCCTATAAATTAAAAACGGGAAAGTCACATGAGGAGTTATTATCCATGATGGACGAAGAAAAATGGTTAACTGCTCAACAAGCAAAAGAAGTAGGTTTGATTGACGAAATTATGTTTGATAACGGTGAATTGGCTATTGTGGCAAATGCTCATACAAATAGCGAGGGAATGCTGCCGCAACAGGTTATTGATAAGTTTAGAAGCGAAATGATGGGAATGAATATTTCTGGAGAAGGAGCACCGGCTCAAATAACCAACCAAGTTGCTGTACCTGTAGTAGCCAATCAAACACAACAAAAGGAGGAACCAAAAGCTATGGATTTAGAAATGTTCAAAAATGATCATCCTGAACTATTTAATCAAGTGAAAAATCTTGGTTATGAAGAGGGAGTGACAGCAGAAAATGCTCGAATCAAGGACATTGAAGATTTACAGATGCCCGGTAATGAAGAGTTAATTAATAAAGCAAAATTTGAAGATAAAATCGAGGCTAGTGCATTAGCTGTTGAAATCATCAAAGCCGAAAAAGCAAGAGGAGCAAACTATTTAAACAATGTAAATAATGATGCTCAAATTATGAATAAAGTTCCTGGTGGTGATGCGCCTGGATCATCTAAAAACAACCAGTCTAATGAGATTAACGCTTTAACTAATGCTTTAAATGGTGCACAAACAGAAGAAGATAATGCGTTGAGCAATGCATTAGGGGAGGCGCTTTAAGATGAAACTAAATGGAGATGTTGGTGAAATTGGCTATGATAATTTGTTTGCAGGAGCTTCTATTCCTGTTGAAACAAAGTCTATTCGATTGAAAAGTGGTCAAGGAGTACTTCTTAGAGGGACGGTTGTAGGAATAATCACAGCTTCTGGACTTGCTGTTAAGGTAAATAGCACGGCAACGGATGGAAGCGAGTCTGCAGATTGTATTTTAACAGATGATGTAGACACTACTGCAGAAGTGGTTACAACAGGTTATGTATCTGGATTGTTTAACCGAAAAGCTTTAATTTTTGGCGGAACTGATACTGCTGACAAACATGAGAGAACACTTAGAACATTAGGGATTTTATTGAAAGATAATCTAGAATAGGAGGAAATAGAGTGAACTTAAATCTTTATAGAACAACAACGATGCTTCCAGCAATTCAAAAAATGGTTGCTCCAACTTCATTTTTAAAGAACACCTTTTTTCCCGATGCAGCAACATTTGTAACGGAAGAAGTATTATTAGATTATACAAAAGGGAAAAAGAAAATGGCCCCATTTGTAGCTCCTAGAGTGGGTGGTATTACAGTAGATAGAGAAGGATATAAAACAGAAAAATATCTTGCTCCCAAAATAGCTCCACAACGTGCTATTACTATCGATGATCTTGTCATTCGCGGCTTAGGGGAGAATGTATTTAGTAGCAAAACTCCCGAACAAAGACAAATCGAACTTTTAGCAAAGGACCTTAAAGACTTAACTGCCCGCATAGTAAGAAGACAAGAATGGATGTCTGCTCAAGCATTGCTTAATGGAAAAGTTATCATGAAAGGGTTTGTTGATAAAAGTGATAACAATTATGTAGAACAAGAACTAGACTTTAATTTTACCAATAAAGAAATATTAGAAGGTACAGATCGCTGGGGGCAAGGCGGGGACATTTATGAGGATCTAGAAAATTGGAAACTGCAGGTCACTGAAAAAACAGATGCAATGGTTGATATGGCTATTTTTGGAAGGGATGCTTTAAAGGCATTTAGAAACGATGAAAAAATCCAAAAGTACATGGATATTAGAAATATGAACCTAATTGAATACAAACCAGCATATAAAGGCGATGGGCTTAGTTATATTGGTAGGATCGCAGAATTAAACTTAGATATTTATACGTATGATTCTTGGTTTGTAGATGATGATGGCATTTTAAAACCATATATTCCGGCTAATACAGTCATTCTTGCAAAATCCAATTTAGGAGAAACTTTATACGGAGCTATCACTCAAATGGAGAAATCCGGTCAATTTATTACGTATGATGGCAAAATTATTCCACGTTCTTGGGAAGATATGAATGCAGAAACAAGAATGCTGCGTTTATCTAGTCGCCCAGTGCCAAAACCAAATGATGCGGACGAATGGTTCGTAGCACAGGTGGTGTAATGATGATTATTGAATTTACATTAAGAAGTCGATATAACGGGAAACGGTTTATGCCAGGCCAACAAGCGAATATTCCGGAAGATGTAGCAAAGCGATTAGTAAATAGCGGAGCTGCTTTTTTTATTGAAAAAAAAGAGATATTAGAAGCAAATGGAGCTCCAAAAGGCGATCCTCCAAGTAAAGAAGCAGATAGTGATGAGGTGGATTTTTACAAATTACTAGATAAAAAGTTCACTTTAGATGAATTGAAAGAGGTTGCAATGGAAGAAGAAATTGTTATTCCTTCTTTTAAAATTAATAAAGGTCCATTAATCGAACTGATTATAGAAGAAAACAAAGCAGAAGAGGTACTTGCTCATGCTGGTGAGCAGTAATGAGCATGTTTAAAGATTTCTTAGCGCAGGATATGCAGACATTTTTTAATGAAAATGAATTTGCAGATAAGGTTGTTATTGAAGGACAATCAATTACTGTTGTTATGGATCCAGAATTATTGGAAAAAAAACAATTAAGCAGTGGCGGAGAGGGGCTTGCGGATGCAGAGCTTCTTTTTTATGTGCCAACAAATGCCATTTCTTATCGCATTGATATAGGCGATAGTATAACGATCAATGATTATAGCTATAGTGTTTTAACTTGTTCAGAAGATAATGATATGTATGTCGTAACGGTAACGAGGTATCACACATGAATGTAACTGTCGATGTCGATAACCGGTTGTTAAATGAAGTCAGAGAACAATTAGGAGAATATTCAAAGAAGGCACCTAATGCTATTGCCAGCGCGCTTAACCGGGCCATTACTAATGTTGCGGCTAATGTCAGCAAAGAAACGAGAAAAGAATACATTATCAAGTCTTCTGACATTAAAGAAACATTACGGAAAGTACGGGCATCTAGATCGAGTATGTCCGGTATTGTTGCTTCTAAAGGTCGCCCAATACCTATTGATCGATTTAAAATATCTCCTAAAAAAGTACAGCCTAAAAGGAAAAAACCTATAAAAATTGCTGTTAAAAAGGGGAGTTTAAGGGAGTCTTTAGGGGCATTTGTAGCAGATATTAACGGCATAAAAGTATTTAAGCGAGAAGGGAAGAAAAGACTTCCCATTAATAGAATATTTGGTCCATCTGTTCCACAAATGGTGGGCAATGAGGAAGTACGAGCAAAAATTAATGCAGAAGGTTTAGATACATTTAACAGATATTTAGACCATGAAATCAATCGAATTTTAAACAGGGGGCAAGAAGCATCATGATACCTGTTTTTTTACAAGACGAGATCAAAAAACGTCTGGAAAAATTGTTTGAGGGCCATTTATTTGATGATCCAAGGGGAAATAGAACAAATTTAAAGGTATATGAGCAGCATTTGCCTATAAAAAAGGCAAGTAAAGATGATAATTCCTCCTTATATCCTTGTGTCATTGTGCAGCTGCAACAAGGATTTAATCAAAAAGTAGCGATTACTCTAATTATCGGGATTTTCAATGAAAGTTCAGATAGGACAGGGTATCGCGATTTATCAACTATTATTCAAAAAATCACGACGAATTTTGCTGAATATCCAACCATGACAAGACAATATAGTCTTGCAGAAGAACCAAAATGGGCAATTCATGATGAAGATGTCCACCCCTATTATTTTGCTGGAATTGAATTAACCTTCCAAGCAGGATTACAAATAGAACGTAAGGATGTGAGTCACTTAATATGAGTACAAAAAAAGATCAAGATGTTGCTTCAGAAGAAACAGCGACTGTTAAAGAAACGAAAGTGGCCAAAACGAAAGCTGCTTCCAAGAAAACAGTAGATGAAATTAGAAAATCAGAAGAAATTACAAGTCAAATTTATTTAGGACCGAATTTGCCAAATAACTCCCTTGTACAGCATGCCATTTTCACTAATGAACTGCCGCCATATGTGCAAGAACATATGGAGAAGTGTGCAGCCATTAAAGAATTATTAGTGCCGGTTAGCCGACTTGCAGAAGTATCAGCAAATCTTGGGGTGCCAGGAACAAAAGATCAGATTATGTTTGAACAAATTTCTAAGTATGTAAGAGGTGAAAATTAATGGCGTATGAACATGGCATAAATATATTAGAAAACGATACATCCTTAACGCCTCCTGCTCAAAATACAGGGGGCGTTCAAATTGTTGTCGGTACTGCGCCGGTTCATTTAGCAGATGATCCATTTAATGCTACAAACAAGCTTGTTTTAGCCAATACCTTTGCAGATGCGAAAAAGGCATTAGGATATAGCGAGTCATTCGGTAAATACACGCTTTGTGAGTCCATGTATGCTTCTTTTCAATTTAAGCAAGTGGGACCTGTTGTGTTTATTAACGTATTGGATCCTACTACTCATAAAACTGCTGTGACAGATCAAGCCCTTACGCTTACAAAAGGCGTAGGTGTTATTAATGACGAGGGTGTTTTGCTAAGTAAGGTGGTTCTAAAAAGTTCAGATGGCACTAAAACGTATGTCCGAAATACGGATTATACATTAAGTTTTAATGCTGACGGAAAGCCGGTTGTAACCATTTTGACGAGTGGAACAATTCCAGCTAATACAACAGCATTAAAGACTAGTTATGACAAAGTGGATCCTTCTAAAGTGACAAAATCGGATATTGTTGGGGGCTATGATAGTGCAACAGGCAACTATAAAGGTGCCGAGCTAATCCAAAAAGTATATCCAACACTTAGCGTAATTCCAGGATTAATTCTTGCTCCTGGTTGGTCACAATATCCAGACGTATACGCAGTTTTAGTAGCAAAAGCAAAGAAAATTAACGGCTGCTTTAACGCAGAAGTAATTGCAGATGTCGATAGCAGCGTGGCCACCAAGTATGAAAATGTTGGCACTTGGAAAAATGACAATGGCTATACAAGCGAAAAAAGTATGGTTTTATGGCCAAAAGTTAAGGTTGGTACGAAAATCCTTTGGTATAGTGCTGCTTATGCTGCAGAAATAAAAACAATGGATGAAGAAACAGAAGATGTACCAGCAAAATCTCCGTCTAATAGAGTTATAGCAATCAGTGGAGCTGTTCTTCCAGATGGAACCGAAGTCTATTTAGATATTACACAAGCAAACTATTTGAATGGTTTAGGTATTATCACTGCTTTAAATTGGGGCGGCTGGAGAACTTGGGGGAATAATACAGCTGCTTATCCGACGGTAACAGATCCTAAAGATCGTTTTATCAATTTACGCCGATTAATGGATTGGTGGGGGAATAGTTTTGTTGTCACTTTCTTTGATGAAGTAGATAGCTTAACAGATACAAGACTTATTGAAAATATTGTCGATAGCGAAAATATTCGTGCAAATGGATATGTCGCAGCTGGTTATATTGCCGGAGCATCTATTGAATTTAGAGAAGATATGAACCCCCAAACAGAAATTTTGAATGGGTCAATCAAGTTTATTACAAAAATTGGTGGGTTTACGCCAGCTGAAAATATTGTAAATACTTTAGAGTTTGATCCAACCTTTATGATTGGGTCTCTTTTTGGTGGAGGTGAAGAATAATGATAATGCCTGATAAAGTCACGGATTTTAATGTTTATACAAATAATACAAAATTGGTAGGTATCACTGGAGAAGTTACTTTACCTAGTTTAGAAGCATTAACTTCTACTGTAAGTGGAACTGGCATCCTTGGTGAATTGGAAACGGTCAATATTGGCCACTTTGGTAGCACCACGGTGGAATTAACATGGAAAGTTCTCTTAGATAAAACGTTTAATTTATTAACATACAGCGGCGAAGCATTGATTCTAAGAGGGGCTATTCAAAGAATTAATAATGGAAAAGTAGATCAAATTGGGGTCAAAATTACATTGAAATGGATGCCTAAAGCATTGGATATGGGGAAACTTGCTCAAAATGCTCAAATGGAATCCAAAAATACATTAGAAGTTTTTTATATCAAAGTCGAAATCAACGGAAAAACAACGTTGGAATTAGACAAATTAAATTATGTATTTAAAGTAAACGGAAAAGATCAATTATCAGCTATTAAAAAATTAATCTAAGAAAAGAGGAAAAATCATGCCAAACACATTAGAAAAAACTACTGCAGTAACAGAAGAAACAAACGAGGGATTAGTGAAATTCGCTAATCCTTATACTTTTGAAGGAAAAACATATAATGAAATTGATTTAAGCGGAGTAGAAAACCTAACAACGGCTGAATTAATCGAAGCAGAAGACCTTTTGGCTAAAACAGGAAAAATGGTAATGGTGCCGGAAATTTCTTTCCCATATTTAATGGTCATTGCAGCTAAAGCTACAAATCAACCACAAGAGTTTTTCAATTCGCTGCCAGGTACAGAAGGAATAAAAGTAAAGCGTAAGGTGGCAAATTTTTTGAACTCAGCGGAGTAATCACCAAGCAAGATGGCAAGTATAAGATGCAATTTACTAAAAGGGATTTAAGGAAAGCTTGTATTCGAGTTTCCCTTGCAACCAAAACGCCTATGAGTCATTTTCTAGAGTTATCTCCACGGCTATTAGCTGAAACGATAGAAGATGTAAGGGCGGTGCAAAATGAAAAATGAGTAGTGCTAGAATGTTTGAGATTGCATTTAAGCTCGGCGCAACCGTGGATTCATCCATGCGTCGGGCTTTTAATGATGCTTCTGCAGCTATTGAAAATGTTGGACAAGAAACAATAGCGTTAAGTCAACAAACAAGTGGGTTAACTAAAAGTTTTAACATGATCTCAAAGGCTGCTGTTGCTGCAGGTGTTTCCATAACAGGAATAGGAGCAGGAATAGGGGCTGCTTTAAATGCCACTGATGAATATAATGAATCGATGAAACAGATGCAGGCTGCCACTGGATTAAGTGCAGATCAAATGGAAGAAATGAAAGACATTTCCAAAAATCTGTATAACAAAAATCTAGGGGAGGATTGGAAGGATCTTGGTGAATCGATTAGTACCGTTAAATCGGTCACAGATCTTTCAAAAGATTCTCTGGAGCAAGCCAGTAAATATGCGCTTATGTACCGAGATGTTTATGGAGAAGAAGTCAGTGAATCTATAAAAGCAACAGATACAATGATGAAGCAATTTGGTATTACTGCTGCAAACTCTTATAACTTATTGGCTCAAGGTGCGCAGGATGGGCTCAATAAATCGGACGAGTTGCTCGATTCAGCTAATGAATATGCGGTGTATTTCAAAACACTTGGATTTAGCGCTAATGAAATGTTTGATGTTTTTGGTGCTGGATTAAAAAATGGCGCCTTTAATCTTGATAAAGTCGGAGATTTAGTGAAAGAGTTCGGCATCCGTATTAAGGATGGTAGCGAAGCCACAACAGATGCGCTTAGTTATTTATTTCAAGCCGATGGCTTTGATGACTATATAGCGAAATTACAAAAAGGCGGATCCTCAACTCAAGAATTTATGGAGCTTGCTAGCAAAGTAGGAAGAGAAAATGCTTATGCTTTAGTAAAAGACTTGAATAAAACAGGTGCAGCATCTGAAAAAGCGTATAAAGATATTGAATATACAATGGGCGGTGCCGGACAATTCCTCAATGATTTGTCATCTGGAGCTATCCAGGGAAAAGATGCTTTTAATCAAGTCATCCAAAAGATCAAAGAGATTGACGATCCCATGACTCAATCGCAAATGGCTATTGCTCTATTTGGTACGCAAGCAGAAGATTTGGAAATGAAAACAGTATTGTCTCTTGGCAATGTAAAAAATGCCTTTGACATGACCAAAAATACGATGGAAGAAATAGGAGCCATCAAATATGATACCGTAGGCAATGCGATTAAAGGAATCGGCAGGCAATTTGAAACAGGGCTTATAATCCCACTAGGCGAAAAAGTGTTGCCGTATCTAAATGCTTTTGCTAATTATCTCAATGATGATTTTGCAGGAGCAATAAAATCCACCAGGGATGTATTATCGACTGTTACACCTATTGTTTTAGGGCTGGCAACAGGAATTTTAGTCTATAAGGGTACATTAGCCGGAGTTGGTGCTGCACAAATAGCTTTCAATGCGATCCAAAGCGCAAGTATTATTCTTTATCGAGCGCACCGTGCTGCCATGATTGCGTATGCTTTATATGGCGGAGGAGTAACAGGGGTAATAGCCGGAATGAGAGCTGCTATGGTGGCTTTAAATGGCACCATGTTAGCCAATCCATTCTTATTAGTAGCTGCAGCTATTGCAGGACTAATTGTTGCTTTTTATGCAGCCTATAAAATGTCTGATACCTTTAGGAATAAGGTAAATGGAGCCTTTTCTGCCGTTAAAAATATAGCTCAATCTACCGTATCATATATTGCTGCTGTTGCTCCTGTTTTGTGGGCTGGATTTATTAATAGTACACAAGATGCTTGGAGCAAAGTAGAAAGCGTATATAGTCAGTCAATAGGATTTATCGGCACTAAAATGACACAGTTTTCTCAATGGCTCAATGGTTTAAAAGGACCTGCAGGAGATATAGTCAACTATATAAAAAGCTCTTTTTCAGGAATTGGAAATACTCTTGCTACTTTATCGCCTTTAATTGCTCGATTAGGTCTATCCTTTTTAGGCGTATCGGGACCTATTGGATGGGTAATAGCCAGTGTTATTTCGATAGGAGCATTCTTATATAAACTGATTAAAACCAATGAAGAAGTAAAAACAACCTTTTTAAATGGATGGAATACCGTTCAGAATGCTTTTGCTCCAGTCTTGGAGCTATTTGCATTGGCTGGCCAAACCTTACTATCGATGTTGCTTCCAGCTGTATCAGAAATTGCTACATCATTTGCTGCACTAGGTCCAGAGTTCCAAAAAACAGGACAAGTTATTCGAGATAGTTTTGTGCAATTAGGACCTACTTTTGCACAACTTGGACCTGCTTTTTCTGAACTAGGTTCTACTTTTATCGGTTTATTTGGCCAGATAACATCTACGTTAATTCCAATGATAGCGCAAGGGTTCACATCTTTAATGCCAGTAATAGGGCAATTATTTACGACTTGGATCACCTTATCTTCAACAGTTGCAACACAAGTGTTGCCTTTGTTGTTGAGTGGGGTACAAACTATATTCCCTATGATTCTATCTTTTGTTCAATCTAGCCTACCTTTAATTGTTAATTTAATTGGTACTTTGATTCCTATAATTGTTCAAATAGCAACATCCATTCTGCCACTTCTATTACAAGGGACGCAGATGATTTTCCCATTGATTTTGTCGATTATACAGGCGGTTCTTCCTGTAGCGATTTCATTAATTGGGGCGATTATTCCAGTTATACTCATGATTGCACAAACAGTGCTTCCGTTAGTACTTCAAGTAGTTCAGATGGCGTTTCCATTAATTTTGTCGATTATCCAATCTGTCATCCCTATCATAACAGTATTGTTACAAGGGGTTGCTTTATTTATTACAAGTATTGTCATTCCAGCAATCCAAGCTATTTTAGCCATTGTACAATTTGTTTTTCCATTAATTATGTTAGTGATTAGTAATGCTATATCAATCGTGACAGGCGTTATCCAAACTTTTACTTCTATTCTTAAAGGCGATTGGGATGGAGCTTGGAATCACATAAAAAAAACTGCTGAAACGATTATGAATAATATCGTTAATTTCTTTAAATCTATTAAGCTATTTGACATAGGGAAAAACATTATCAATGGATTAGTAGACGGAATCAAATCAATGGCTAGTAAGACGCTAAGTGCAGTCGGGAACATTGTAAATGGCATAATTAAAGGGATTAACTGGGTTTTAGGAAAAGTTGGCGTGGAGGTATCTCTTAAAGAGTGGGATGTACCAAAATATGCTCACGGTACACAAGGGCATCCAGGTGGACTTGCTATTTTAGGAGATGGCGGTGGTCCAGAGCTATTTAGAACACCAAATGGATCATTAGGCTTGAGTCCAGGAACAGATACCTTAATGAATTTACCGAAAGGAACGCAGGTTATTCCTCACAAGGAAACACAACGGATCCTTACGGAATATACCCCTGCCATTCCTGCTTATGCAAAGGGAAATGTACAAAATCCACTTACTAAAGGTGTTAATTGGATAAAAGAGAAAGAAAGTTATGCTAAAAATGTTTTCAATAATGCTAGTAATAGCGCTGTTAGTACAGCAAGCTATCCATTACAAGAAACATTGAACGCCCTTACTAATACTTGGAATACAAATTCCGAAATCAGTACTATTCAAAATCAGTATCAAAATCAACATGCCATGCAAACAGATGCAGTTACCAATAATACAGCAGCTATTCCTTTTTATAAAAGTGGGAATGTCATAGGAAATGCCTTTAAAACGGGTGTTAATTGGGTGAAAGAAACAGGTTCTCAAGCAATAAACGCAGTAAAATCTGGGGCTGGCAACGCAAAAGAAGTAGTGGAAGCTGGCGCAAGCAAAGTAAAAGATGTGGCACTAGATGTATTTAGTTATATCGAAGATCCATCTAAACTGCTAAACAAAGTCCTAGAAAAATATGGGGTATCTGTCCCTAATATAGCGGGTCCTTTTGGTGATATTGCTAAAGTATCCCTTAAATTGATCAAAGAAAAATCCACAACTTTCTTGAAAGAGAAATTAGAGGGATTTGGCAGCTGGAGCGGCGGTGCCGGAGCGCCTGCAGATGTACAAAAATGGTTAACGGCTGCTATTAACATAACCGGTGTTCCAATGTCCTGGCTGGGCCCATTACAAACAATGGCCATGAAAGAATCCGGAGGGAACCCCAAAGCTATAAATTTATGGGATAGTAATTTTTTAGCGGGCCATCCGTCAAAAGGGTTAATGCAAACCATTGATTCTACATTCAATGCATATAAAATGCCTGGAATGAACGATATTTGGAATCCAATTCACAATGCGGTGGCATCGATCCGATACACACAAGCAAGATATGGATCCATTTTTAAGACACCTGGTATTGCATCGATGGCAAAAGGCGGCGGCTACCAAGGATATTATCAAGGTGGCAGAGTACCAAATACTCAACTTGGTTGGGTTGGTGAGCGTGGCCCAGAGTTAATGGAATTACCTGCAGGAACCCAAATTCGTTCAAATAGCGATAGCCAATCTATTTTAAACAAAATGATGACTGGCATGGTTTCCTATGCAAAAGGAGAAAGCAGCCCTGCTGTTGCTACTGCAGGTGGCGGATTGCCACCTATTCAAATCACTTTTGCACCTAATATTACATTAGGGAATGATACCGATAGCAGCATGATTGATAAAGTTATGGAAGCTCTTAAATATGCCAGCGGCGAGCTGAAACGTGAATTAAAGCAATTGTTAATCAAGTTGCTAGATGATATTGATAATGATAAAAAGCGTAGGAGTCTGAAATGAGTACCTATATTACAGTGAGCGGCGATACTTTTGATAAGATCGCCCTTGATCAATTAGGAAGTGAATATTCATTTCCGTTGCTGTTAGAAGCCAATCAACAATATCGGGATGTCCTCATATTTTCAAGTGGAATAGAAATAACCATTCCAGAAGTGGAGCTAGAGGATGAATATGAGGAAAGACCAGAGTGGCTCGAGGAGGATCTGGAAGAAGAAGACGAAACTGCAGAAGAAGAAGCATTTGGATTTGAGGAGGAGAGCTAATGGATGTGCGAAAAATATCTACTGATGTGAAATATAACAATAGTGACATATCGACAGACATTGCTCCACTCATTACAAGTGTTTCTTTTTCTGATAATATGACGGGCACTGCAGATGATGTCACTATCAATATAGCAGACAAAGAAAGAAAATGGATGGGCAGCTGGAAGCCGAAGAAAGGGGCTTCTTTAGAGGTTGCCCTTCTGATTTCAGCTGGATGGGGCAGTAATTCCGCCACAAAGCGAAAGCTAGGTTATTTTGAAATTGATGAAATTAGCGGAGATGGCCCACCTAATAAGGCATCTATAAAAGCTATTTCTGTCCCAGAAAGCAGTTCTTTTCGAGGAGAAAAAAAGTCGCGTTCTTGGGAAAATACTACTTTTAAAAAAGTGGTACAAGATATTGCTAAGAAAAATGGATTAGGAACCTACTTTCAGAGTAGTGAATATCCCGATTATGACCGTCTAGACCAAGAGTATGAGTCAGACGGTGCTTTTTTGTACCGATTATGCAATGAAGCTGGATTCGCTTTAAAAATTGCGAATAAAAAGGTTTGTGTGATCGATGAAGCGCATTTGGAACGTAAATCAACTGTTCAAACGATTAATCGAACCGATCAATTGGTCAAGCGATACAGCTATAAAGATTCTAGCAGCGGCACGTATAAAGCATGTACAGTTGCTTATACGGTGAAGAAAAAAGTGAAAAACAAAACAGTTTCCCAAACATTAAAATATACTTTTTCGCCTAAAAAGCCGCCAAACACGGGTCGAGTTTTATTTGTAAATGAGGAAGTCACTTCTTTAGCTGCAGCTAAACGGTTGGCCAAGAAAAAATTAAGAGATGCGAATAAAGAAGCAACCACTATTTCTATTACCTTTGCTGGGATAATTAACCTTTATGCGGGGCAAACAGTCCAAATAAAAGGATTTGGAAGCTTAGATGGCAAGTATATCATCACTTCTTTAAACGGAAATACAGGCTCTGGTTCAGAAACATCGATTGATTTTCGTAAATGTTTGGAGGGTTATTAATGGCTAGAAATGTAGTAATAGGAACTATTTCTGCTGTTTATCCCGAAAATAACACAGCAAAAGTGCTGCGTGAGGATTTAGGCACTATAACAGGCGAGCTGTTAATTTTAGACCGTGGAGATAATTGGTGCCCAAAAGTCGGACAAGATGTTTTGTGTATTTTTAGATCTGGAAACAGCAATGGATATATTTTAGGAGGAATTTAAAAGGCGGTGAAACCGTGGGTAAGATAGGAAGTTTTGGCGGTGTCACATTTGAAGTTTCGCCTAATAAGATTGTTACATTTAATGATTTTAGCAGGAGTGGGGATGCCCGTTGGAGCGAACATGATGTAATGAATCGAAAGCCAATAAGTGAATTTTTAGGACCAGGACAAGAAAGCGTTTCGTATGTTTTAACATTGAAACGTTCGCTAGGAGCTGATCCAGAAGCGGTTGTAAAGACTTTACGTTCATTTCGTGATAATGGGAAAGTGGGCATTTTTGTCATTGGCAGCAAGCCCATATCGTCTAATTATTGGTATATTGCTAGTCTGCAAGAAAAGGATCCTTTGATCGATGGAAAAGGCAGGGTTCACGAAAGAGAAGTAACCGTTAGTTTAAAGGAATATACCAAAACGGCTACCATCCAATCAAAAAAGAAGCCAAAACCAAAAGCGAAAAAGAAATCAGCTGCCAGCAAAAAGAAAAAGCTTGGCACGATTACCATAAAAGTTGGCATGCTTAATTGTCGTGCGAGCAGAAGCTTAAAGGGGAAAATCCTAAAAGTGTTACGAAAAGGCCAAAAGTTTACGGTGTATGGCGTAAAGAAAACCGATGTAAAATGGTATGATCTCGGCGGTGGAAAATACTGCAGCGCAGAGGATCCCTATACTAGTTTGAAGAAAGGATGATAAGCATGTATCAAATATCGCCACTTGGCAGCATCGATTTTGGAGCAACAGGAAAAAAGGCTATTTTGCAAAATGCTTCCTTTCTTCTTGCTACCATGAAGGGCACCTGCAGCATGGATAGGAATTTTGGTTGGGAACCACCTGTTGATGATTTAAGTGAGTCTGCCCAAACCAAAATGTCTGCAGAAGTGATTGAACTGTTAGAAAGTAATTTTCCAGAAATTTCAGTGGAAGAAGTGACGTTTGATGAAACAAAGATTCTGGAAGGCATCTTATATCCGATTGTAAAGTTGGTGTTTATCGATGGCTAGATTTAATCTTCCGGATATTGATTTTATTGAAGTAGATGCCGAGGAATTGGAAAATATAGCGGTTAACTTGTTTCAAGATGCGACAGGAACTGTTTTAGATGAAACAGATCCACGCCGTAAATTTATCCAATCTATTGTTTATCTTGCCACGATGCTTGGAAATAACATCGATTACACAGGAAAAATGAATCTGTTGGCATATGCAGTAGATAATTATTTGGATCATTTAGGGGTTAAAAAGAATACAGCTAGGCTGGAGCCACAAGCTGCAGAAACCGTTGTGCGTTTTGAGATCAATCCAATGCAAGAGTTTACGATTCCAAGCGGGGTGCGAATGTCAGTAGGAGAATTAGAGTTTGCGAGTACAGCAGATTTCCTTGTGCCCACAAATCTTACATATATTGATATTCCTATGACATGTACCACATTAGGAACAAGTGGAAATGGCTATTTGCCTGGTCAAATTACGAATATTGTAGACAATGATAATTTACCTTGGGTAACAAAAGCATACAATATTACCAAATCAGAGGGTGGATTGGATTGGGAGGACGATGACGCTTATGCCGAAAGGATCCGTCAATCTAATTCTCAATACAGTACAGCTGGTCCAGAAGATGCTTATATTTATCATACTAAGTCAGTTAGTTCTGAAATTGTAGATGTTACCGTGGATTCTCCTGCACCTGGGAGAATAACGATTATTCCACTCATGGAAAATGGAGAGCTGCCAGATAGTGAAATGATTAGTGCCATTTCTGACAAATTAAATAGTCGGACGATAAGGCCATTAACGGACTATATTTCGGTAGAGCTGCCAGAGCAAGTGGAATATGACATTGAGTTTTCTTATTTTATTCCCCGTTCTCAAGCCAGTATAGAAACGGTTATTAAAAGCCAGGTTAATCAAGCTGTTTCCGACTACATCCTATGGCAAAAGAGTAAGCTTGGCCGAGGAATTGATGCCAGTGAGTTAATCGCAAGGATAAAGGACGCTGGAGGAATACGTGTAACAGCCAGTAGCCCTTCTCAATATGTCGTGCTTAGTAAAACCAAAGTTGCCGTAAGTAAAGCAATACAAGCCAATTACGGGGGTCTAATCGATGATTAAGACACTGGATAATTTTGAAATTGGCGATTTGCTATCGGATAGCTTGAAAAAGGACAAAAACATAGCAGCACTCGCTTATGCGTTGACTCCTGTTTTTCAAACGATTTATAAATTAACAGATTCCGTGCAAATGTTTGGCGGGGTGCCGGATCATTTGCTAGATTACATTGCCTATGAAGAAGCAGCCGACTTTTATGATGTGAATATGAGCATCGCACAAAAAAGAACCGTTATTGAAAATGCGGAATCGATACACAAAAGCAAGGGAACAGTGGCAGCCGTTGAGGATGTTATTGCTCCTTTTTTTACGAATGCAAAAGTACGAGAATGGTTCCAATATGACGGGGATCCGTATCATTTTCAAATTGTGGCCAATGAATATTTAAAAAATGAAGGCGATATTGCCACTCTTTTTAAGATGGTCAATGTTGTAAAAAGAAAAAGCACACGCCTGGAGCGTGTGTTTTTTAATAGAATCGATGGCATTATTCAAGAAGCTGTTGAGGTAGATAAGCATATAGAAATTCATCCAATGTCTGGAGTATTTCAATGCGGAGAATGGCCGTCTCCATCTACATTAGGAAGGATCATCGATAGTGGATTGCAGCTGAAAACAGAATCCATTGATACAAGCATTTCTACTTTCGAAGTAGCAAATGGATTTTTCTTAAATAGTGACGATGCTCCAGAAGTCATTCAGAAGGAATTTAGTTCCATTCTTCAAATAGAACAGGCACCACTAGATTATTCTAAAGTGGAGTATTTGATGGCCAATAATGATTTGATGATTGGTAAATTCCGAACAGGTAGCACCGAGATCATGGAGCCTTTACAGGTTAATGCCAGTACAGATTTAACGATAGAAAATGATTCTTATATTTCTATTCAAGAAGTACTAATGAGAGCAGGACAATTTTTTATAGGCAGCAAAGAAGAGGTTGAAATCCTTCAAAAAGAATTCGGCTCTATTCTTCAAATAGAACAGGCATCACTAGATTACTCTAAAGTGGAGTATTTGATGGCCAATAACGATTTGATGATTGGTAAATTCCGAACAGGTAGCACCGAGATCATGGAGCCTTTACAGGTTAATGCCAGCACAGATTTAACGATAGAAAATGATTTTTATACTTCCATCCAGGAAGAGTTGTCCAGAACAGGGCAATTCTTTGTGGGCAGTAAAGATGCTTTTGAGATTATTCAAAAAGAGTATTTGCAAAGCATGGAAATCGGTATGACAAAAGATATGTCGTTTGTGGAGTACATGGCAGCTAGAGAAGACTTGCAAATGAATTTTATCGTTGGATCCAAAGAAGAAGTACAACAGTCCACTGTTTCTGCTAATTCATCGATGGAAACAAGTAGTTCAAATGATAAAACAGCAAGCAATTATCGAGTAGCTGGTCAATTTTATGCTGGAGAGGAGTGAACAGGATGGCGTTAACTACTACTGCACATACAAAAACAAAAAATTTCTTTAAAAACCTAGTTAAAGAGGGACGTTATGTGATCGGCGGTGTAACGAAATCAATTGGTATTTATCGCATAAAAGAAACTGGAGATCAAATTATTTTTTATCTCTATTTAGATGATTCGATAGCTGGGGCCATTACAAAATATCAGTTAATTGATGTAGATGGAGATGTTTTTGATGATGCACCAGACAGTGTAACAAAAACAAATATTCAAGGTATTTTAGTAGCCTTTAGATATTCTTTGAAAAAAGTATAAAGGAGTGAGAAAAGATGGCAAAAGATTATACAAAAAAAGTATGGAAAGATCGCATAGTAGATAGTGTGACGAAAGAAGTTTTGGAAGAAGGTACACCTGTCAGTGCTTCTAATTTGAACCATATGGAAGATGGAATTGAGCTTGCTCACCAGAAGCTAGAGGGTGCCAATAGACAGACAGTGAACATTTCTCACGGTGTACAAGTCATCAACGGGGATGTAGATGCGCCTGTTTCTTTGCAGATGGAAGGGCGCACATTAATTCCATTGCAAAATACGGAATTAGATGCTGCTAAATATTATGTACTTGCAGATAAGAAAACGAAACTAAAATTTAGTGATAGTTTCTCGGTACAGGGGGTTGCTAAGTTTCCTGGCGTAAATGCGAAGGTACAAGCAATTACCCGTACAGCTACCTTTGAAAATAAAGTTAGTGGGAGCACATTAGAAAATCCGCATACATTCAGACAAACGGCAGGCGCTCCTTTGGTTTTCCCTGCATCGTTCGGGAGTGAGTTAATAACATCCGACTATGAAAAAGGGAGTAAATTAGATGGGACGACCAAAAGTTATGCTAATTCTATCAATGGTTATACCGCACAACAAGAATTTTCTTTCAATATAATCGAAGAAATAGAGCGTAATTCAGGTAAAATCCCACGGAATACATTGGCTGAAAAAATACAATGGTGCAAAGATAATATAAATTCATTAACAATTAATTGGCATGGGTTCGGAAGTGGTCCAGCAGGAAACAAAGCAATTTTAGCAAGATTCGCTGCTGCTAGTTCATCTTATACACCAGGCGTTTCAACGACGAATAATACCGTTACGAAATTAACGGGAACAGTTAATAGCGGAGCGGCTTTGAGTGAAACAATTGATCCTAGCGGATTTGCTCATTACGTCGCATGTTCAGATGCATCGGACGGCGTAACAGCATCAACGATTAACACCGATTACATTGAATTAATAATTGAATTAAAACCAGGTGTAACCTTATTAGCACCGAAAATCCCGTTGTATGAAGTAACAAAAGAGCATTACGACAACATTCTTGTTACATGGAATGAGGATGAAGTAATTCGCCGTTATCCGCAAGTTGAAGCTGTTCAACATTTACAAAACCCTTATGTTATTGCGGAGGGAGAAAACTTATTGCCACCCTTTAGTGAGTGGATATTGAGTCAATATGCTGTTTTAGTAAATCCTTACAAAATAACAATGAGTATGACAAGCGCTGCAGGGTCTTATAATGATGTAATTGTACCTGTTATACCAAACCAAAACTACACTATACAATGTGATTTTGGAGAAAATCCTAACCATAGGTTACGTATTATGGAGGAAACAGGAGGGTCTTTAATATTCACGCCGTCACCTACCGTTAATCCTTTTACATTCAATGTAGGAAATAGAACAAAAGTGCGCATAAGGTTAGAAACAAATACGGCTTCGGGCGAATTCTCGTTTAGTAACCCGCATATGAATATAGGTGATACCATAAAGCCATTTGTACCACGAAACCCTTCCTACCTATTTGCGGAAGCAAAATTAGGGTCCCTGGGAACGTATAAAGATTTACTGTACGATAATGACGGAAAGATGATGGTCCGTAAAACAATTGAAAAAGATATAGTGATCGACGGTTCTTTATCATGGTTAGTAGAGGATAAACAAGGATTTAAAAACTTCCAAGTGAGTAACTTCTTAAACAACAAACTTTTGGCATCATATGCGGTATTGACAAAATACAACGGAGATATGTTAAAAGGCGTTTACTCTTCCGGTGATTTTTCAAAAGGGGATTTATATCACTATAATTCTTATAATTTAATAATGTCGGTAGCCGATACAGACACAGGGTTTACAGAAAGTGCAGTACCGACGGCGGATGAAATAAAAGCATTCTTTTATGGATGGCAAGCAAAAACTTCTGATGCTAACGGGAAGCCGACAGCTTGGAAATCTATTGTAGACGGTACAGATGCACCAACCCAAACTTTAGCCTATGTATCATCGAATAAAGCTCCAGGATATATTCCTTATAAAATTACTTATGTGTTAGCAGCACCGCAACTTGTTGAAGCAAAAACGGAAGGCTCAATTTCTGTAAACGGTTTAACACAAATTGAAGTTGGTAGCGGGGTTATTGTTAGAGAAAGGGTGACACCTCAATTAATAAGTGGTACGCGCTATGAGATAGGCCATACTTCATTACCGTTATCTCTTACGAAAAATAGGATTTCTAAGATTATAGGTGTTTATAAAAACAACCAATTAGACGGAAAATGGATAAAGCAAGGCACGCAGGATGGTTATAGTTATGGACTTGATAGATGTCGAATATCGTTATCAGACTACGATTCAACAGCAGAGTATGCAGTAACTTATCTTGTATATGACCGTAACCAATTCACAACAAATGCGCTTTCGGTATTGGCAACATTCGCGAACAATATCCGGGCATCACTGGATGATACCGTGAAAAAATTAGAGGATGTAAAAACAGAATCATCAATTAATACCTTACTTCTTTACGATGTAATAAAAAGAATAAAAGCAGGAGGTCTGTAATATGCAACCGGATATTTTAGAAGAATTAACCGAGCAAACTTTAAAAAAGTTAGGCATTTCAAGAGAACAGTTTGAAAAAGAAGTAGCAGCATTAAAAGAAAACTCTAGTACAGAAGTAATCGCAAATTTAATGACGGTTGTAATGGAAAGCATGGACGCAACAGCAACTGTGCTTTCTTTAATTATGCAACAAAATATAGACTTACAAATGAAAGTCGCGCTATTAGAAGGAGGAAATGCTAATGCTTAACATGTTAGTGACTGCAGTACGTTTAGGTCTTATGAAAATCGAGAATGTTCCACCAGCATTTTTAGATGAGGTGAAAGCAAAACTTGGTATTGAGGATCCAGTGGAGGAAGTGGCGCCTGAACCAACTGCACCTGCAGAAGCAGAAGAAAATACATCACTTAATGAGTAGGTGTATTTTATATAGTTATATTTCCCTTCTCTCTGTTATGATAAAAATAAGTTTTTGAGAGAGGAGGAATCGTTCATGCCAGATATTACTTTTCGTGGTTATTCTAAATATCATGATAGAAATGTTTGCTCTGTAAGTTTTAATAATGAATTTGAGAACATTAGGTTTCAAGGGGCTTTTAATTCTAAGTATAGAGCAGCTAATGTACAAGCAGAACCTAGCGGAAGTAAAACAATTACAAATATTGTATACACTAATGAAATTACAGAAGAACAAATTCGTAATGTTATAAGGGATTTATATTGAGAAGTTTAGGATAATACTTACTGTGCAACAACTAAATATCCAAAAAAGGGGTCCTTCCACAAACAAGGGCTCTTTTTTTATGTCTTTTAAGGAGGTGATCCAGCGTGTATATAGAGAGAAAAGGGGGATGGGAAAATGTCGGTAGAAATGGAGGCGGGAACAGTGCCTGAAAGGTTAGATAACCATGAAAAAAGGATTGCTGACCTAGAAAAAAACTATGGAGAAGTAATTGAGAAGATAGGGAACATGGAAAAGGGACAATTAGAATTACAAAACGTTGTATTAAAAACTGCCGGTGATCAAAAGGATTTGCTTAACAAATTAATTGAACATAGTTTAGGCATATCAGTAAAACAAGAAGAGACGAAGGGCGAAGTTTCCAAGTTGAAAATTAATTCCAAAAAGGAAATTACATTAGCTTTACTAGGCGGTGGCGGATTTGTTGGAATTTTAACAGCAGTCATTAGTTTTTGGGATAAAATATCACAAATATTTGGAGGGTAAATCATGGATAAAGCAAGTGTTACACGATTTACATTACTTATTGTAGCTGTAGTCAATACAGTTTTAAACATGTTAGGATATCAAACAATTCCAGAGGATTTAGTAAATGACATCATTGCCGTTGGCTCTGGTGTTTATTTTATATATGTGGCTTGGAAGAACAACTACCTTTCGAAAAAAGGCCTTAAACAAAAAGAAGTTTTAAAATCAAATAATTTAACGAAGTGAAGAGTGCCTAAATAGGTGCTCTTTTTCTATATAAAAAAATAAAAATTATTAGGAGAGTGTTTAAAATGGCAAAAATCGAAATTAAAGGAATTGACGTATCAGAACATAATAAGCTTATTGAGTGGGATAAAGTGAAAGCAGACGGAGTAAAATTTGCTATGCTGCGACTGGGAATCGGTAGTGATATAAAAGCGCAGGATGATGATCAATTTGAACGAAATGTAAGAGAAGTAGAGCGTGTAGGAATTGAATGGGGCGCGTATATATATAGTTATGCTCTTAATGTAGGACAAGCAAAAAGCGAAGTAGAACATGCTAAACGATTACTGAAAGGCAAAAATCCAACATATCCTATTGCTTTTGATATGGAGGATGCAGATGGCTATAAGAAAAAACATGGTATGCCAAGTAATGCAGTATTAGTAGAAATTTGTGAAGCCTTTTTATCTAGCATGGAAGACGCTGGTTATGAAGTGCGTTTGTACGCAAGTTTAAGCTGGTTAAATAACCAATTAAAAAGCAGCAAGCTAGATAAATATAAAAAATGGGTAGCTCAATGGGGCGCTAAATGTACGTATGGAGGCGAATATGATATTTGGCAATATACGGATTCTGGAAAAGTTGCTGGGATAAAAGGAAATGTAGATATGAACTATGCTTATCGCGATGTTTCTATAGAAAAGGTTGTAAAAGCACCAAAAACAGAAGTAGCAGCCGAAAAAGCTAAAGTGAGCACATATAAAGTAGTAAAATCAGTAAACGCTTATGTCAATGCAGCAGATGCTAAGAATAAGAGAAACAAAAAAGGTAAAGTGAAAAAAGGTTCTTATTATGTATTCAATAAGTCTGGTGATATGATCAACGTAACAAAAGTAAAAGGCGTGCCCGGCAGCTGGATCAATCCAGCAGAGAACAAAAAGTCTGCAGCTAAGTCCGCATATCATGTTGTTGCAAAGAATGAAACCGTAACAAGCATTGCCAAAGACGCGAAAACAACGGTTGCTGCTATTAAAAAGTTGAATCCAAGCATCAAAGATATTGATTTAATCTTCCCTAAACAAAAAATCCGCATAAAATAAACGGGGGAGGAGAAATAATAATATAGTTCATTATTACCTTTCACAGTCCTACTCTTTGAGATGAGTTTTTTAAATTTGTAAAATATTTTATAAGTCTATATATAGAAAATTATACATGTTTTGATAGGAATTTTTATGTGTAAACACAATATATAGATCACCGGATGGTTTCTTAACAAGATGTGTAAATTTATATAAGAACATATGTATTGAATATTTTATATACAACATATAAAATAAATATAAAACAGTGAGTTGCAAGGATTGTTATATGGAGCTTTTATACGAAAGAATAAAAAAATTAATTGAAGAAATATATATACTGCATAATGATTTTTCAACAGAGTTTAGTTTACTAAAAGATGTGGAATTAAAAAATTTAAAAAAGAAACAAATAAGACATATAACGGAAGTTACTGAAGTTATTAATCAATCTGCTTTATTTATGATTACGGATAGTTTTTATTATTTATTGAAAAAATATACAGAAAGATTAAAGTTTGTTCTTGCTCAAACAGACTTAGAATACGACTTCAGTGATTTAGATTTCAGAGCTCGTATAAAAGAACCTGCATCTATTGTAGGGAAAATTAAATATTATAGGGTTGGAAAAACAGAAGAAGGTAAGATGGCGATACAAAAGTGTTTAAATGATTTGCTGGGTTTTAGGATAACTGTAGACACTTTTGAGCATACTAATAAAAATTTCACTTTACTCTGTGAATATCTTACACATAACTACCCGAATATGATTACTGCAAGAGATGCTTCAAAAGGGGATTATAAAGCAACTCATGTTTACTTTTTTGGAGAAAGTAATAAGTTTTTCCCATGGGAATTGCAAATATGGAAAAGGTGTGATGCTATAAATAATGATACATCACACTCGCTTCATAAACAGGAATACACAGAGTGGGCTAAGATTTATAAAGACTCCAAAGAGTATTATTAAGGAGGTGTTTTCATGGCATTTCATTTTATTCTCACAGTCAGTGATTTTTTGGAAGGTAGAAGATTCGCTTGGCATTATGCCAGTGAGGAAAAACTTGATAAAAAAATTATTGAAGCATCTTTAGAGAAAATAAGAAAACACTGTGGCGATGTCCAATTTGGAATACACAAACTTTCTACTGGTTCAGTTAAATGGGAATCGGTTGTTGATAAGGATTCGTTCTTTAAAGATATGATTATCACAAAAAATTTGGATGCATTTATAGAGGTAATTTCGAATGATCAAGAATTGACGGCGTACGATGTTGCTAAGTTTATTTTAACAATTACTTCTGTCTCACATTTAAAACTACAAAAGCTAATTTATTATGTATATTCTGAGTTTCTTTTGCGAACAGGAAAAAAGTTGTTTAATGAACCTATAATTGCTTTTAAATATGGACCTGTAGTTGAGAGTGTATTTCATAAATATAAAGTACACGGTTCATCTTTAATTGATTATAAAGAAGATGCAAAATATAGTATAAGTGCAGATAAGATGATAATCACTCCATCTTTAATGAAAGTATTGTCTTCTGAGCATAGTTTTCAAGCTGCTAAATGTGTAGCTGATGTTGTTCTCACTTATTTAGAAGTGAGTGCTCATGAACTGGTTGATAGAACGCATCGAGTGGGTGGTCCTTGGGAGTATGTATACAAAGAGGGACAAAATTGTATCATATCAGATCAAATTATTAAAGAACGACATTCAGTAACAATATAAAAGTTTTACACTTAGTAATATGCTTTCTCATAATAGACAGATAAAAGTACATTACCTTGTCTAATAGAAATATATTGTGAAAGAAAGGGATGAATGTATATGACAGATCTAGGCGAAGGTATGAAAATAAATAAAGACCCGGGTGGAGGTTCAGGATATAGCAGTGACCCAAGCGGTGGAGGTTTTTCTTTTGATCTACTTTCAGGAGGTTATACATTCGATCCAGGTAAAGGAATATAAAAAGTAAAAAAGAAGTCCTTCTCTTTATGAGGAGGATTTTTTGTGATTTTTCGTAGAAAGTCAATTATGAAAGTGGCATTACTTACTATATTTTTGTTCTATATATTTAAAACCAGTAGCAAGAAATTCTTCCGTAGATAATTCTCCATGAAATAGGGCATGTAGGTTTTCTGTAAATACAGGCCATTCATTCATCACTTCTTTTAGTATGTCATAAGAAAAATCACCTAAATCTAAAGTTACTCCTAAATCTTCCAACTTATATATTTTCTCTTTATATGTCTGTTCCCTTTCAATGGCTTTTAAAATCATAGCTTCTAATGCTTTTCTTTCCCAATTCATTTAAATGATGCTCCTTTTTATTTTTCTTCTTCCCATTCATATAAATCGTTAACTGTACAATCCAGTACTTTGGCTATTTTATAGGCTTTATCAATACGAGGAAATGCTCTATTTTTTTCAAAATCACTTAATTGTTGCTGAGAAATTCCAACTTGATTGGCTACAAATTTCTGCATTAACCCTTTACTCTTTCTGATTTCTCCAATACGAGCCTTCATATTATGTACTCCTTTTCTTTAACCTATTATGTATATTCACCAATTATTTATATATTCCTTTTAATTTTCTAATTACATATATAACGTATTTTTTTATAAATATTAACGTAAATAGCGAATATTTTTATTTTCTTCTCAATATCTTTTTATTACAACGGTAATAAAAACTAAAACAGATACGAGATTTATTACTGTGGTAATAAAACATTGGAGGGATTAATATGGCAAAAGAAATTTTAATGCTCGATTGCGGTAATAATGGAGGAAAAACAGTAGGATGGCATGGATATGATTACTTTAAAACAAACATTTGTGACTGGTTCGAACGGAATATTGATGAAAAATTTAGTGAGGATGATCTCGAATTTGAGATTGATGGTAAAAGAGGTTTTGCAGGACCAATCGCAGAGTATGAGAATGAATTTGGCGGATCTTCCATTTATGGAGATAGCAAAGCACATGGAGATATGAAAATACGTGCATTAATCAGCGCTTATAGATATATAGAAAAGTTTTGCCCAGGAACAAAGGAATTGTACATAGTAACTGGACAGCCGATAAAAGGGCATGTAAAAGAAGAAAAAGAAAAAATCCAAGATATGTTGGGTGGCCGACATGTTTTTGGAATTAATGGAGAGCAAAAAGAAATACTCATCCATGATGTTAAAGTTGGGGCAGAGGGCAGCATGGCATTTTGGGCAGCAGATCTAGGTGACGACGCTTTAATTGTTGATATTGGCAGTGGTACGGTAAATGCAGCTAAGATAAGAGACAGGAAGCATATTAATAGATCATCGGATACGTTCAATTTTGGTACGGATACCATAAGCCAAAAGGATAATTATGATTCCTTAGCTCGCGGGGTTGCTGTTAATCTAACAAAGCTTAAATGGGATAGGAAAGCAGCTGTGCATGTATGCGGTGGCATTGCGGAAAAGTTTGATGGTTCATTTAAGGAATACTATCAAAATGCGAAAATACTTATCCCTAAATACAAACAAAAAGCCAAAATAACACTATTGCATCCGGTATACGCAAATGCAGTCGGCGGGTTTGAATTGGCAAAGAGGATATACAAATGAGTAAAAAAGATTTAACTGCAGTAATAGAAGAGAAAAAAGCACAGGGAAAAGACCGCATAGTAATTAGTGTATCTTTTAAATTTACCGATGATTTTGAGTTAGGGTTGCTGGAGCATTTATGGCAGTATAAACATAGTCACCATTTAAAGCGGCTTTTGCAACGAGATAAGGAAGGCATAATGCCAGCTTCTTCTTATCCTGTTCATGTAGAGGAGGAACTAGAGGAAGAGGATATTTCTAGTTTCATATAGCCTCCCTCCTTCTCATTTTCTATTGAACCCAGAAACCCTGAGACCCCAAAACCCTAAGCTATTTTATAAAATGAGGGCAATTTTGAAAGGAGAGAGGACCTTTGGATAACAGCAGCACGATCTTTGGGAGAAAAGATATTGTGGCTCGACCAAGAAAAATGAACGCTTCCCCGCCGAAAAAAATACGAAAAGAACGCTCTGATAGAAAGATAGATACAAAGATAAAATTAAACGCCGAGGATAAGCTGCTGCTGAAAAGAGAAGCACACAAACATAATTTAAAGTTAACACCATTTGTTGCTATGCTAGTTAAACATGAATTGGCTAAAACACATGAATACACAAAGAAGCATTTTTATGATAATACTGGCAGCTTTGTGCATGTGAAGTTAGAAAAAGTATTTTTTGAAATGATCGAATCGATGTCAGATGAACTGGACGTAACTTATAGAGAAATGGTACATCGCATTGTTAAAACATATATCGAGCGCATATCAGGTATTAAAATACATGACAATAGGGGTGGTATTTAATGATTTTCAGCGCATTAGATATCATTGGAAAAGAGAAGGGGATTTTAGAAAATAGAAAAGGATTAGAGGGGGCAGGATTTTGGGACAGAATAACGAATAATTTCTTTTGTCCCCGCAATCCAAAGCACACATTTACTTTTTATGTGCCAGAATATTTATTTCTTCGTTCGGTTTCTTTTTGCGAAGATATTTCAGAAGAGCTGGAAGGGAAATTCGAAACAAAAGATCTGGCAAAGATATTGTATGAAGATTTCTTGGAGCACTTTAAAAAGAGAAATGACTTACATGAAGTTTATAAAAAACTGACCATACGAGATCTTTCTCCTTCTATTATAAAGCCATTTCAAACAGAGGAAATTTATAGAGGAGTTTTATTTGAAGAGCAAAGGGGATTTCAAAAGGTAAAAGTAACTCTATCCCACCAGCAAGCACTCAAAGGAGAATTTATCTTAAGAGACATGCTTGATATTTATCCAGAGCATCAATTTACATTAGAAAATATATTAGAAATAACCTATAGTAATTTTATCGATGACTATCGTAAAGGGTTAATAAAAAATCCAATTGAAAAGATAATGCAATATATTTAGTTGTGAGGCATGCCCCCAATCTTGCCCCTTTTTTGCCCCCTTTTGATGAAAAGGTATGAACAAAAGTGAAAAATTCTATTTTAGAAATTGTTGTATATCAAGGGATTCATAAAAATTATGATAATAAGTAAGAAGAAAAGACATGTTCCGCACACAAGTACATCCATGGGAAAGAGATCAATACATGGAAATGTACTAAGATACAAAGAAAGAAGCTCTGGCGCTTTAGCGTTAGGGCTTTTTTAGTTTGGGAGAGAAGGAGTGGGAATCAATAAAAAAATGGCGAAATCGATAAAAAGAGAGGGAGAATCGATAAAAAGATTGGAGCAGTGGAGAGGAGAATGGGGAGTTGATAAAAAGAGGCCGGAATCGATAAAAAAATGGCGAAATCGATAAAAAGAGAGGGAGAATCGATAAAAAGATTGGAGCAGCGAGTGAAAAAGACAGACCATATAGCGATTATAGGAAGAATTTTTTTTATATAAAATAAAAATTATTAGGAGTGTGTTTAAAATGGCAAAAGAATTTGATTGTGCGACTAAATTAACAGCAAAAAAGCAAAAGAAATGAAATCTCTAGGTTTTGTATATGTGGCAAGTTACTTAGGTAACAGCTAGAAGTCTTTTGATAAAATAGAAACGAAAGCTATTCAAAATGCAGCAGCAGTTGATCAACCTAAAGGAACAGCTATTTATTTCGCGGTAGATTTTGATTCTCAATCTTCACATGTTAAAGCTATTATGGCTTATTTCAAAGCAGTTAAGCAAACATTAGAAGGATATAAATTAGGGGTGTATGGCTCCTATACAACTATTAACGCAATAAAGGGAATTGCCGATTACTACTGGCAAACATACGCGTGGAGCCGTGGGAAAGTGGCAGACTTTATTCATATGCATCAATATGAAAATGATGTGAAAGTAGCTGGCATTAGTATTGATCGCAACGAGATTAAAAAGTCTCCTGGTCATTGGGCGGAGGAAAAAGTTGCAGAAACAGAAAAAACAAAAGTAGCAGCTGAAACAACTAAGGTGAGCACATATAAAGTGGTCAAATCAGTAGGTGCTTATGTCAATGCAGCAGACGCTAAGAACAAGAAAAACCAAAAAGGTGCAGTGGAAAAAGGTTCTTATTATGTATTCAATAAGTCTGGTGATATGATCAACGTAACAAAAGTAAAAGGCGTGCCCGGCAGCTGGATCAATCCGTCTGAAAATAAAAAAACTGCAGTAAAATCATCAACAGTGAAATACCATACTGTTAAAAAGAATGAAACAGTAACTAGCATTGTCAAAAAAGAAAAAACAACAGTTGCTGCTATTAAGAAGTTAAATCCAAGCATTAAGAACATTAATTTAATCTATCCAAATCAGAAAATCCGCATAAAATAAACGGGATGGATAAATACTAGTTGTATAGATACGCTCCATACTTCCCTACTCTTCGGAGTGGGGTTATTTTTTGCATAGCAAAAGCCCAACTCGTTTGAGAAGGGCTTTTTGTTTAAGCAATTATAGATCTAGTTACTAATAATTGTTTATCTGTTTCAGAAGATGGTTCATAACCTTTTTCGATGTAACTAATAACTGTTTTTTTATTAGTTGTCCAACATTGAGCTAAACCCCAAATACCTAGAGTTATTGGATTTAAGAAGAACCACTTTGCTACTTCTCCCCATTGTCCTCTAAACATTGCTACCCAGCCACCAAAAAAGAAAGTTGTCCATGAAAAACCAACTTTCAACTCTTTCACAACTCCAACAGTGTTTTTAAGTCTTACTTTTGCCATACAAATTCCCCCAAAATATAGATAATAACTGTAAATAAATAGCAAGTTATATGTTATCTAAAATATGAAAGAAATACTATAGATTCGACAAAAGTAGTTAGCTTTCGACAAGAATAAATGTGTCTTTCGATTCATTTACTCTTCGCTCCATTCATATAAATCTTCAATTTTCTTTTCCAGTAATGCAGCCAACTTAAATAACTCAGGTACAGAGGGATAACTCTTTCCTGTACACCAATTTGAGATGGTGTTACGAGATTTTTTGAATTCTTTTCTTATGTATTCTCTTTTATAAGGAGATTCATCGATTGCTTTTCCAATTTTACTTATTATCATCCATATCACCCTTTTAATACTAATTCCACTAATTTTTATTAAATCCTTTCCAAATTTAATTTTGATAAAATGCATAATTATTTTTGTATGAATTGTAATATTTTGTGCTGGGAAACCATAGCTATTTATTACAACGGTAATAAAACTTCAAGCAGATACGAATTTTATTACTGTAGTAATAAAATCAATGGAGGGATTAACATGGCCAAAGAAATTCTAATGCTTGATTGCAGAAATAATAGTTCAAGGAGAAATTATTAAGGAAGCACTTTTAATTTAGTGCTTCCAGTTAAAGATTAAAAAATGATTGTTGTTATAGATTAGTATCTTCAGCCCAAATAAGATGCACCAATGATGATTAGTAAAATAAATAAAACAACAATTAAAGCAAAGTTTATGCCGTTTCCTCCGCCATTTTCGCAACCTGACATAAACAT